CTTCCCAATTTCGACGCACACCGACCACGCGACCGCTGACTTCTTCAATCGTAATCAAGAACGGCAGCTTAATTCCCGTCGGCTCACCATCCTCATCGACATCTTCAAAGCCCGGCACGTCATAATCAACGTGCATCTCAAGCAAAAACATCTCTTCGGCTTCGTCAGATGGCGTTAAACCCGTCTGTTTGTCTATCGCCTGCGAAATATCGCTCGCTGTCGGGTCAAAAGCCTCTGCTTGCAAGTCCAAATCAAGGTACTCACCCGCCAAAACACGCTTCTTAAACTCGTTCGTGGACATCGCCACACGATGCGTGACCCGTGAGCATTGGCTCATGACACTTGAGCCGTAATACGGGATGTACAAATCGTCCGCCAAGACCAATTTGGACACCATCCGACCCAAATAACGGTCGTAATACACCTTCTTGAACACCGATCCACCATAACCAAGGTAGAAAAGCGCCTGATCAAACTCCGGTGTGTACTCCTCCATCACCGTCGTTAGCTGGTAATTCATGAAATCTTGCACACGCGAGGCCTGCTGCGCCTTGTCCAAGGTCTCCTTACCCACAATCTGCGTCCTAACAGGACCACTGGACGGCATCAACTCCTTCATCGCCTGTGCTTGGAACTGCACAATCGCCTCAGTTAACATCGGATGCACTGCCCCCGCCGCACCACGGAAAGGCTTGGTCCGCTCTTCAAGCTTCAAGCCCAACAGATCAAGGCCCTTGGAGTACATCGTCTCCCAGTCCGACCGCGATGACTTGTCCGCCTCGTACAACGCCAACAATGTCTGCGACATTTCCGACAGATCGTCCGCGCTAATCACCTCGGCTAAGTTGTCATAGAAGTCCACTTCCGCAGCTTCGTCCTCGCCCATCTCAACTGTCGCCCCACCATCCTCTTCCAAGACGATTTCGATTTCAGGCATGCCTGCCGCTTCAATCTCCACGGACAAGGGCTTTTCGTTTTCCCCGAGCTTATCTACTGGCATGGTTATTCCTCACCCTTGTTTTTGTACTGCATGTAGTTTTTGAACTCGTCGCCCCAGTTGACCTCTACACGATCCTCTTCTTTCAAAGTCTCTCCTGTGCGACTGTTTCTGTACGTGGTGGATCTGATTTCTCTTGGACCTAGTGTCTCAAATAACTGCAACACTGCGCGCTTTTCTTCCGCTGTAGGCTCACTGTTGAACTTCGATCTGACTTCCTTAATCATCAAGCCGTCTTCGTCCGTGAACTTCGTCTCAACCGTCACCTGTGGTACGCCCTTCTCATTACGCAAAGAGAAGATGCGCGCGAGTCCCGAGTTAAAGGCTTTTTTGCCACCTAGGTTGTAATCGTCTTTGGTCTTATAGCCACCAATCGAATGCCGCATCGCTGCCCCTTCTAGCTCCACTGCATCAGGCGACATAATACGCACCCACTTCTGATTCTTGTCAATCTCGTAGACAGGCTGGGTTCCGTCAAAATAAATCTCTTTAGGAACCGCCTTACCGTCTCGCGCCTTCTCCAACATTAACCCGCGATCACGCTTTAGACGCATGTTCTGCGCCCCCTTGACCACCGCTTCAGGGAACGTCATGCGCTCAAGGTCTCTAAGGGGTATCGATGCAATGCCCTCGGCCAGATTGTTAGGCTTCAGGAAGTCCATGCTTGGGGTAGTTGCAAGGTCGTAGATCGGCTGCTCTTTGGTCGCCGAATACAAAAGGGACTGTATTCCCTTATCCGTATCGCCCACTCCGCGTACATACGACTCTCGCATGTCCGGGGGCAACGCTTCCATCCCCTGCAACAGTTCGCCTAACTTCTTGCGGGGCTCTGAATAGGTAGTCTCTGCCATTTGCTGCGCAGTATTCGTTGCAGGATAAACTGGATTAATTAAATCCTCTGGCACCCCTTCAGCAAGCAGTCGCTCACGTTGCGCTGTCTGCATACGGTTACCTATTACATAGGAAGGGTCCGTCGCCCCTGCTGGGACATAGCCCTGTGTGCTTAGATGTGTTGCTTCATCGTAAAAGCGCTCAAGGTCCTTAATCGCATTCGGATTGCCCGCGCGCGCTGCGTCCAACAGGTAATCCCTGAACCGCTCTTGATCCGAGCCGTACAACGGCATCCGACCTTCAATCACTGCCAGACGTAATGGATCCTCTGCCGTGCCATACACCGAAGTCAGATACTTACGTCCCTTGGTACGAATAAAGTCCGCCACCGCCTTAGCGTCCCGGCCTGCCAGATTCTCCGCCCCAGTCAACCCTTTAACGACGCGGTCTAAATACGTATCTACGCCCGATCCCATACCCTCAGGATAAAACGCTCCACCCTTGGTCTTGACCGCGTACATCGGAGCGGCACCCGCCTGTGCAAGCAACGGCTCCCAACTACGCCCGGTCCGTGGACCAAGGCGCTCTAACATCTTCGCAGCACCTTTTTCAACACCCTTGCCCGTCATCGTCGCTGCTTTACTCACGGTTCCCGCAGGAATCGCCAAAGGAAGATACGTACCCAACTCTTCAAAGCCCTTGGCTTCCTTCGTGGGCTTGGTCAAACGACCCGGCATGTAATCCCGCAAGACCTCTTCCGTCGTCGCCAGTTTGCGCGTCTTGTCGCTCTCTCTAAAGATCGACTCGATATCGCCAAAGGTTCCGGGGATCGTGGCTACAGAGCCCCGTATTCTCGATTCAAGATTCGACAAGCCCTCGCCCGTGATGTTCCTCAACAACCTCGCCGCGTCCGATACAACACTCGACGCACTCGGGCCCTTGGCCTTGAACGCCGCACGAGTGTCCGCTGTAATCGGTCCGCTGTCCGGAATCTCGCCGTAGATCGGTGATCCTTGAGCCTTGTTTACCGCCCCACCCTTGTTGAACTTCTGCAGGGGGACAGTGTTGGCCTCACTGCCCCCCGATAACTTTTTTAGTAAGGCCCTCGACTGACTCTCCAACATCTCGCCCTCGGGCGGAGAGCCCATCGCTCGTTTTACAGGGTCAGGCAAAGAATTGTCCACTGCCGCTTGACGATCTTCCAAGGCCTTGCTCAACTTGCCCTGTTCCGCTTCAAGTGCCTCGTCCAACTGCGAAACATAGCCAGTCAACCCCGCCGCTGCCGCAGCATCTCTTGTATTGGTCAACTGCCTCACCGAGGTCTCCAAACCGCCTACGATCCCTTTGAACGCCGCCATCGTATTCGACACCTTGAACGTCGGCGATAACTTCGGTGGGGTATACGCTTTCGCCAAAGTCGGACTGGACAATAGCCGGTCTGCTGCAGTCGCTGCAGTGCTTACCGGCTTGGCTATCAGCATGTCGTAGTCCGCCTTCTGCGGCGTCACTACCTCTGCAAGATAGTTTTTGACGAACGGATTCTCCCTGCCATACGCACTCGCCAAGTTCTCATACACGGCCACCGCCGCGTCATACTCAGCTTTTTGCGTATTGATTTGGGCTGCAAAAGGTGTGGGAACGGCACCCTTGGCAGACGTTTCTGGAAGCTTGTATTGCAGCCCCTCTAATGACACGGAAGTAAGCTCAGGCCCCAATCTACTTCCCGTTAACCGAGCCGTCTGCACTCGTTGACGATACTGCTCCGGTGTCTCAAACGCTCCACCTACGCCTGTGAAATATTTATTTACGAGCCCTTGGTCCGTAATGGCTTGGCGTAAATCCGCCTCCTTCTGTACAAGAAGCGGCCTCAACGCTGTCGCTGTTTCAATGTCGCCACTGGCTATCGCATTGTTAAACTCAGTGCGAATAGCCGTTGCATCATCCTGCTGACGCTTCACGATCCCTGTAAAGGTTTGCCCTAACTGCGCCTTATTGCCCAAGCCCACCAACTGATCCGGGGTCAACGAGGTATACGTCGTGTACTTGTAACCCCCCGGCGTCATGTTCGCAGGTGCTGCAGGTGCTGGGGCAGGAGCGCCATCGGACCCCGGAGCGCCGGGTATATCTACGTAAGGACTCGTCTGCAAGGGCCCCTTGTACGTCTCCAGTCCACCATACGTTGCACTCGGCTCGTACCGCACAAGAGGAGGCTGCGCCTTCTGCAACTCCTCTTTCGTCAACAGTGTCGGCTTGGTAAACGTCTGTACAGTCGGTGTAAACGTCGGCGTTGTGTACGTCGGTGTCGCTGCCAATGCCGCTGGATTGATCTGCTCAAACAACGACCGCGCCGTCGATGTCGGGGCCGTCGACGGCTGAGACAAAGTAGGCTGCGCACCCAACCCCGTAAGCGGAGCAGGCGTCGGCGTCATTATGCTCGGGCCCGTGGGCGGCGCAGCAACAGGCTGGAATGTCGGGATGTTGATCTGCGATGGAACGGACGCTGACGCAGGAGCCGTGGTCGGTGTCGCAAGCTTCTCGACCGGCGCACCCGCCGCATTCACCTGCTTGCTAATGTCCAACAGCTCAGGGAACGGCGTCTTCTGTACTTCACCGCCCTCAGCAAAACTCTGCAGCATCTGCGCTGCTCTACCCGGCTTAGGCATGCGCGTCAAAATTGCCTGCGCTTCCTCTACCTCACCACCCTGAGCAAAATACTGAAGGCTCGGCTGCTCATCGTCCTCCATGTCCTCGCCCACGGGACCGCCTTCGGAAAATCCCACAAGATCATCATAGCCCTCGGAGGCATTGTCCTCATCGATAAAGCTATTTAAGGCGTTAAAGTCCATGGCGTACCTTTAGCAAGGTTAAACTTGAGGGATTCTAGAGCTAATAATACTCATACACAAGCGCATCGCTTCCCTCCTCCTCGACATCGTCCGTCTCCAAGGTCACAAAGTTGCCCTGCCTAAAGCGCATCATGGCCTGTGTTGTCGAATCGACCATGTCGTCGTTATCGCCATTCGGGAATGCCGCACACTCCTCAATCAGCTCCTCCGCCCACTCCGTCTCAGGTGCCCAGACCATCCGGCTCTCGAACAACGGAGCCACCGCATGCGCCCTGCTTATCTTGTCCTGACCCGCGCGCCGTCCACCGGGGTTGTACATCGTCACCGGTATGCCCACGCGCCGCAGTTCCTGCTGCAATGTCACGCCCGTGGCCTTGGCCTCGATCAAGACGTTGTCAGGATTCCAATAGCTGTACTGCTCCTTGGCAATACGCTTTAACTCCGGGAAGTCCCACCGGCCCTTCACCACGTCCAACAAAATAATGTTCGGCCCCGAGTCCGCGTTCGGCACAAACACGCCCCACGTCGTAATCACAGAGAAGTCCGCCGTCTCTTTCTTGCTGTACGCCGTGTCATAACTCTGAATTAAGTACTCACACTTGGGCGGCGAGTTGTGCTCCCAACGCTGCCACCACTCGCGCTTTAATATCGCACCCTCTTCCGCCGTCGGCTGCTGCTGCCACTGCGCCTGCCACTTGCGAAGGCCAATCGACATCTTGACCTTCTCTAACTCCTCAAGCTTCCAGTACTCCGGCCACAACGGCGCATTGTTCGGCAGAATCGCCGGGAACTCCAATATCTCCCACTGGTCCGACTTCAACTGGCCCTGCTGCTTCAATAACCTCCCCGACAGATCATCGGTCCGCCAACGGGTGTTGATGATGATAATCGCGCCATCCGGCTGCAAACGCTGACGAGGACCCGACGTATACCACTCCCACGTGCCCTCCATCGCGGTGTCCGACAAAGCATCCTGTTCGTCCAAGATGTCGTCCAAGATAACCACGTTACCGCCACGGCCCGTCATCGCGCCGCCTTTACCAATGAAGAACGCCTCCCCACCAGCGTTCGTGTCCCACCGGCCCGCCGCCTTGCTGTCAGCCGAGAGCATGAACTCAGGGAACAACTCCCGGTACTTCTCGTCCGCCACAAGGTTTCGAATCATCCGGCCAAAACGCTGCGCTAACTCCGCCGTGTGCGAACCGACAATGAGTTTCGAATCAGGCTTCTTGCCCATCAGGTACGCAGGGAACAGATAACTGCCCATCTGCGACTTACCGTGCCGAGGAGGCATCGCGATCATCAGACGCTTGCATTTGCCCGCGACCACACGGTCCAAGGCCGCAGCGATACGGCGATGGTGCTCACCGACAATCATCTCGGGCCACACGTAGCGACAGAAATCCAAGAAGGAGGACGTTGCACGTTCCTGCGCTTCAAGCTGCAAGAGTCGAAGTTCTAGCTTGATACGTTCCGATTCGACATCTTGTTGATTTGCTAAGTCCATAGGTTTTGAATTTTGCAAAAATTTTTATGGCAAAGCGTTTTCTGGCTCGACGGGGGCCTTTTCCCTGTCATGGTGCAAGTCGAGATGACACTCTCGGCACAGCCAGACAACTTCCAAGGGTTTTGAGTAATCCGGGTGATGCATCTGTGAGTGCTCACTTCCACAGGAAAAGCAAGGTTGACGCTCAATCATGCCACGCCTGAGGTAGGTATTGGCATAGGCACGAGTATTTGCCCGCATCCGCGCGTCTGGGGGCAGGTCTGAGTGTTTAGGGCGGTATTGCCGCATGTACGAAGCATGGCAAGCCTTGCAATAACGCTGCGGCTCACGGTCACGCGGGTTTCCACATTTAGAACATTGTTTCACGATCAACATTGTTCCACAAAAACAGAAACAGTTCAATACGTAACTGTTTGTGTGAAATCGGGCCTAGGCGTTCGCCAGCCAGACAGGGGGGCCAAAATCCGGGGTGGGTGCTCACTTACGCCAGATACCGCACGAATGGACGCCGGGACTCGGCCCCCGGTCCACGGCCCACGGTCCGGGGCGCGCGGCCCACGGCCCGGCATGCGCGGCCAGCTGGGCATGCATCACGCATCACGGCCCACGGCCCACGGCCAGCTGGGTGTTTGTGATCCCTCATCACAAACCGGATCACAAACACAAACACAAACACGCGGCCAGCTGGGCGCTGCAGCTGGGCGAATCAATCCCGGCCAGCTGGGCACGGCCCACGGCCCACGAAGCGGCCAGCTGGGCCCACGGGGCGCGCGCTGGGGCCGTACGTTCAGGGATCAGGGACCAAGGCCCACGGGGCCCGGATCCGCTCAGGGGCGCGCCGGGCGTCCGGGGCCAGCTGGCCGAAGCTTTTCATAGCGGCGGGATAATGTACGGCGCTGGCCGGGCCCGGTTTATAGGGGCGAAAAAAAACCGCCCCGAAGGGCGGTCCGCGCGGCCCAGCTGGGCCGAGCTCAGGGAAAACGAATCACGCTACGAGGTCCAGTAGCTCGCCCGCTTGCGTCTCGAATTCGACGCGATCAGCGGTCCATTGAATCGAGCGGGCGTACGCCGTAGCGCCCGTTACAGCGTCCCAGATCGTTTCAATGGGGCGCCCCTCATCAATCACGTGCGCATGTTCAACGCGCTGGGCAACACGCGGCCCGAAACGATTCGCGAGAAACTTGCTCACGTCCGGGATCCGCTCGCGCTGGGCCGCTTGCAACACGTTCAGCGTGTTCGATTCGCTGGCCTGCGAATAAGCGAGCAACGCGGGCGCTACTTCTTCAATGAAGCGGTCCGGCGCGCTGGCCGTATGCCGAAGCGATATTTCTTCGAGCTCATGAGCGCCCCATACAATACGATTCGCGCAAACAAAATCGAACAAAAAGGTTTTCACGCGCAAGGCCCCGCCGCCCACTTCGGAATTAGTGACAAAAAACCCCCGGGCCAGCGTCCCGGTCTCGCCGTCCCGGCGGCCCGGTAGCTCGATGCGGTTTTTCTCATCGGCGAGAAAAACGAACATGTCGCGGTCTCCCGCGTACAGCGTGGTGTTTTCGCGGTCCACTTCAACGGCCCGGCCCCATACGCCCGGGACGCGGAAATCGCCCGTCACGCCGTCACCAAAGCGGTCAATCAGCGCCGCAATAACATCATCATTCCACACACGCCCGTAGCGCGGGCCGGTCATAGCGCGAATTACTGATTCGCCGTTGCGCGTTAACAGTACGCCCACATCCTGCGCGTCCCGTTCGTGTTGCATGCCCCAATTGATACAGTCCGCCGCCACTGGGGCCGGGAGTGTACGCAGATACCCAGCGGGCGCGCCGATCAGGCCCGCCGCTTGGCCGAACGCCCAATGCGAAGGGGCAAACCCGTGCCCGTTCGGGCCCTCAATCAAAATGCCGGAATTGTCATCCGTGGGCACTGCGCGGAGCTGACGCGAGCTCACCACGGCGGCGCGCGAAATAGCGCGCTGGGCCGCTTGCTGAGCATGCATTTCCGTGAGCGAAATAAACCGCTCTTCGGCGGGACGTGTAGACCATTGACGCGAAGCTTGCATAAGTGTTGACATGATTTTCTCCCTGTATTGAAAAAAGCGGGCGGTTTGCCCGCCCGGAAAGTATAAGCGAATTAATCAGAATTACAAACCAATTTATTCCGGGCCCGCTCCGGGGTATATCGACTGTAATTCCGGACGCGAGAATATCGCTCACGTGCTACGCGTTCGCGGAAGGTCAACGGGATACCGGCCAGCTGGGCCGCATGCATTAACACGCCCAGATCACAATCTTCTTCAAGATAAGCGAAACCGTCCCGCATGTAACTGTAATAGCTAATCGAATCGAGCAAATTCAAGCGGTCAAGTAAGCGAATCGAAACTTTCGCCCACGCATGGCCCGGGTCCGAAATAATGTCAAGCTTCATTTTTCACCCCTTCCCGCTTTTCGAGCTCGCTTTGAATGTGGAATTCTAATAATTCTGCAGCTGCAGACCATGGACTATCGTCGAATGAAACACCCTCATAAATTGGTTTTTTCAGCTCCGCAAAAATAATCGATAAGAGCTGAAGAAGGGCGCCCGTCTCGTGGCCCTCATTCAGCCAATATAAAAAAGCCTGCTTTTGCTTTTCCTGCGTAGCGGGATCGTTAAAAACCGCCAGTGCAATTTGTTTCATTTGCATTTTTTTCTCCCTGTATAAAGCGGGACCAAGTGCCCGCCCGGAAATTATAGGGCCTTACTTTGGAAATGCAAGCTTATTTTCTCGGCCCGTTTTGAGCCCGCCCCGTGGGCGATAAAACCGACAATCGAGGGCCGCTCAGCACGTGAGCACAACTGACAATCCGCGCAGCTGATATCGTCCCGGAGCTGGGCCGGGCACGTCACCACGGGACGGCCCGCCGGGGTTTTCGTAAGTGAGGGCGCGCCGGGCGGAAGTAGCGTCACCACGGGCCCAGCGTCCAATGCCGCCAGCTCATCCGCGTGTGCGAGACTATTCGCCGATAAATTGATAGTGAAGCCGCCCGCGTTCGCTTCACGGATTAACGCTAGATTTTCAGCGCTGGCCGGTTTGTGCGTATACGTGAAGCCGCGTTTTCCCGTGTTCGCCTTGACTAGCATGCGCAACGCGTCCGGATTAATTGATTCATTCAGGCCCGGCAAATCGCCTGCCTGATTATGCCGCCAGAGCTGGCCCGCCGGTAAAGCTTCAATTGATTCGCAAAACTCAGCCCAATGCATGCCACGCTGGCCCTCAGTAACAGCGCGCCAGTGCAACGCGAGCGGCCCGCCGTCCGCATAACATCCGTTTTTCTTAAGCGGGCACGAATCAGGGCACGATTTCGCGCTGGTAGTAGATACCGGTATCGGGCCGGTTTTCTTGTTTGAGCTCTTGATTGTCAAGTGAACGGTTTTCAAAATTTTCTCCCTGTATAAGCGCGCCGCTTGCGCGCAGTAACTTTATAGCTCGATTCTATCCGCCGGTCAAGTATTTATTAGTTACCTAGTATCAGGTGCACAACCCACATGCCGAACAGCCTTGAAACATGGGAAAACCACGAGACGGGCTTCGAAGGTGGGGGCTCAATAACATGGCGAAACCGCTTTTTGTGCCAGTTTTTATACTGGCGAGACCTTTTTAATCCCTCAAGTTCTAACATTTTTCGCTCATGATTTCGTGCGAGTCCATCATTAATTTGATCAGCGATAAAATATTCTCAGTGCTGCCCGCCAAAAAACAAGCGGCCAAAACAAGCGCCGCCGCCGATTCTCGGTCGTCAAGATCAAGCTTTTTATCCGCGAAAGTAATTAATTCAATGGCGGCGTCTGTACGTGTAATAGGCATGTTTTTCTCCCTGTATGTAATCCGAGCATGTGCCCGTCCGGAAATTATGCGCGCTCGTTCGGCAATTGCAAGACCTTTTTGTGAAATTCTTCCCAGTCTATTTTTGCGAGGGGCCAGCGCGCGACACAGTCCGCCATAATTCCCCGCTTCGATATGTCGAGCACTTGCGCGCCCGTGAACAAAAGTAACTCCGGCGCGCGAACCTTCGTGTTCACTTCCACCACGACAAAGGTCGGGCATCCCAGCGCCGCATGTTTCATATGAAAGGCGTACTGGTGAGGACTCAGGTTAATCTTCAGGCCCGCGCTAACTACCTTCAATTCGATTAGAACGAAATGCGAGTTCGGCAGGGCCACCATCAGGTCGGGAATCCCCAAGTTCACCCGCGTCTCGATCCGCGTCATGTGAACTGTCGTCCAATTCCGCTTTAATCTGTCGAAAAGCCGCTGCTCGCTTTTTCGTGACAAGTGCTGGCTCCTCCTCGCCTAACGACAAATCGTCCAAAAAATCACCCGGCTCAAATTTTACTTCGGGCTCCACTGGTACGGGCTCTTCCTCAATTTCTTTTATTTCCATCTCTAAAACGGTTGTCGGGGGCGGTCCGCCATAAATCTGCTTGATCTCCTGCAGCTTGCGGATCACTTCCTCTTTTGACATCGAGTCAATAGTGCCAATCCGCACTTCCTTGCGATCTACGTAAATCGTGCCCAGCGCCTGCCCACGGCGATATTCCGCCTGTACAGCAGCAGACCACGCCCCGGCCTCTATAGCCTTATCACGGATCATCTGCAGGTCACGCATGTGCCGCTCGAAGGTCGTCCCGAACTTCTCCGCCAGTTCGTTTCTGAGCTCGTTTACAGCGGCTACGACATGCGGACTACGTGCAGGGTCCAAAAGCCGCGTTACGGCCTCTCTGGCCGCGTTTGGGGTGTATCCGGCCCGTATAGCCGCCTCCGTCCGGGTCATAGTCCCGTCTCGGGTCACATACTCCTGAACAAAGGCCCATTCCTTCGGGCTCAGAATCACCTGCTTGCCGTTCCTGCCGGGCTTCGGGGCCTTTGCTACGCGCTCCAAGACTTCCGGAGGCAAACTGGGCATCGCCACCTTCGTGCGTGTCTCATCCTTACGTCGGGTCATGCCACTCTCCTAATAACCCACAAACCGTCTACATCGCGCATTTGACGAACAGTAAATTGCTTTCCCGCGTGGCGTTTACAAAAACCCTTTACCGCGTTTCGAGCCATTTCTGCCTCCGTCATGCTCCTTGCCAAAAAGTAATCGTTCACAATCATCCGCTTAAAAGGGTATCGATAGCGCCCGGACGCCGTAAAGCTAACCGCGTGTTGCCGAGGTTTGATGTCCTTGTACAAGGGCCGTTCTTCGTCCTTCAACATGCCTTCCTCTTTTCCCCGACTTTCGCCCAGTATAAAACATACCCAAGTAAATACAACCCGTTTTCCGCTCAATGCGCGTTTTCCTATACAGGTATGTTGACCACAAAAAAAAAAAAAATTCAAAAAAAGTTCCCGCGCGCGCACCCCGTAAATTTCACTACTGTAATTACGTCTTACACTTATCAATTACACAAAAGTAATAATAGACCCGCATAAACACTCGCTTATTACGTCATTACGTTTATTACGGTACGTTCATACAAAAAAAAAAAAATAAAAATTTCACGGTCAACATACCTATATAGTACGCACGGTTTGCCGTAATAATCGTGCATATCAAAATAGAAACGTAATGGAAAAAACGTACCCATTACCTTCCTGACAACATCCTTTCTTCTTTCTTTTCTTACAACAAAACCCCGGTCCATGGGCCGTGATCCGTGGTCCTTTCTCCTCGAATCCCCCACCCCAAAGATACCCACATAAACCCTGCGCCGAAACGCGGGCTTTCTTATCTTTTGACTAACAACCGTAAGGGAAATTTAGTGCGCGGTGAGGTTGCTCATCAAGAGCGCGGAGAGGTGTGAAAAGGTGATGGGGTCGATGGTTTCGCCCAATACGAAATCGACGATCTGTTCGTAATCGTCGTCGGCCAGTGGTGAGCCGAGGAAAATGAGTTGTCGTCCGTCTTGCAGGGTCACGTACATCACTTGGACCTTGGCCCCTGATCCACGGAACAGGAGCTGCTGTAAGGCGTCAGAGAGCGCCGTAGGGCTTTCTTTGTCCTCATCCATGGTTCTCATCGTCCTTTGCAAAAAAACCGCTTAGCGGCCCGCATATCGTCCGCTGACGTGCCTACCCACCATTGAACGCAGGCGCCGTTCTTTTGCGCTTGACTATAGCCTGCTTGTCGGCCTCTGGCATAGGCTTGTGTGATGAGCTCGGTGGTGTCGTCGCTGGGTCCTTTGTCCATCATGTAGCCCACGAGAAAGCCCGTGAAGGCCACGTAGATGAGGCAGAAGAGGGTAGTGGCTTTACTGGGCATGGGAGGCCTCTTGGCGTTCTTTTTCGCGGCGTAGGCGGCGCTCAGTGTCTTCTTTGATCAGGTCTTTGATGTTGTCAATCGACATGCCTGAGCGTTCGTAGATGGCGAGGATTAGGGCGGCGGAGATGGTTTGTGTGCCGTTTCGAATCCGGGAGACGCTGCCGGTGGAGATGGCGAGTTTATCGGCCAACGAGTTATCTGTTTGGATACCGTAGATCATCATCAAGGTATCCAACAGGGCGTGGGGTTGTCGTTGCATGGTCTGGCCCTTTTTACTTTTTGTTAATCGTCTCATCATCGCCGAATCCTGCCCAGAAAAGGAAGACGAGGGTGAAGAGCGCGGTGATGCTACCTGCGCCGATCAGGATGCCGCTGATGACCAATAGGAGGCTGTAGGTATCCATGATTAGGTGAGCAGGATAGCGATTAGAAGGCCGGAGACGGCGGCGGCGAGAAGTAAAGACATGGTGTCCTCCATAAAATTATCGAAGCGGTGTTGGTCTTGCTGTTCCTTGGTCCATGGATCGGGGTCCTGCATCCTTTCCCCAGCGGCTTTGGCTTGTCGTTCCAGTTCTTCGGGGTCGGTCATGTGTCCTCCTCGGTCAGGTCAGGGGGTCCGTCGTCGTCCGGGATTTTGCCGGTGCGTTTTAGGTAGGCGATGGCAAAGCTTTTCGCGGCCATGAGGCTAATGAATTCTTTGTCCTCGACGCGGTAAGTGCGGTTAGCGGTGTCGTAGTTGATGTGGACCAAGACTTCACCCGAGGGTGCGACGTAAGAATGTCGCTCATACGTGAGTTCGGTCCAGAAGTAGTCGTCGTAGATCATGTGTTCTTTTGCTCCGATACTACGCCCTCATACAAGCTACTACGCCAAAGAGTGACGCTAGGCATGTGGTTGTGCGATTGTTTTGGTTCTACTTTTTGCATTGGTTGTACCCAACCCATTATGTTTAAAGCTCTGACCCCAGAAACCCATACGTTCGGGTGTAAGTTCATTGGCCTAGCTATGCCGTTTTGGTGGCAGAACGATCTAAATTCATCCCCTCGCACGTAGGGTTTCGATAGCAGCAGCCGTTCTGCTTGGGCTAAATAGTTTTCTACGAATTCTGGCGAAGTGTCATTTGCTTTCTTCCAGCATTTATCTGCTAACTCAAGTGCGTTTTTCATTCGGTCACTTACCATAACCCCTCCTGTAGTTTTCTATGACAATCAAAAGTTGGAGAACCACTCTGCCTTCACGTGTTTCTCTTTTTCAACAGGGCTTCGATAACGCGGGCAACCTCAACACCTCGAGAGAAGTACGGCCCCCAAGCGATGCGGATTTCATCGTCTGTCAGGTTTACCCATTCGCGTTCAGGCTGCGCCAGTCGGGCGCGGAGTGTTTCGTTTTCTTCACGCAGTCGGCATAGTTCTTCTTCTACTTGCTCCAAGTTAAACTCTGCAACGATCAGCCGGTTATGCAGCTCGTTTTCTTTAAATGTTAGTGCAGTCATTGGAACCTCATCGGGCTATGTTCTTTAGCTATCCTCAATGCTTCTTCCAGCGCATATTCAATCGCTGCACGATCTTCTTCCATCGTGTCGGGATCAAGGTCTTTAACTACTACGGTTACGCCTTCTTTGTCGTGGGTTACTTCAATCGTGTACGTTGTCATAGCGGCTCCCCGTTAGCCTCAGCAGCTTTGTTTAGCCTCTCTAGTGCTGGCGCACCTCTCTCGCGGATAGCAAAAGCAGCGTCAAAACATCCGTTGCGCCATGTTTTGTTCATGTTTCCGCTTATGTTGCCCATCTCTTCAGCTACCTTCGCGCAAGCCTCGCGCTCCTCTGCTGCGACTAGGTTGGCAAAGCGTTCAAAAAGGGGATGCCAGTAATCTGCCTCAGCAATATGTTCAAACCCAGCCTCCTGCGCCATGCGGATAATGTCATCTCTGTTCATTCTTTTCCCTTCAACTGCTTACGCAGCTTCCTGATCTCAGCAATCAACGACTTGTGGTAGGTGTGCATACGATGTAGGTGACGTGCCACCTCATCCTCGCCGTCAGCTTTTAACCGGGCCACGATGTCTGGCGTGTCGTCGAACCATTCGGCCTTCTTCAGTACGTCAATGTCCTTCGGTGTTTTCATGGTGCTCCCTCCTTTGTTCTAACAGCATCAGCCTTCTGGCTCTTGTATATGCTCTCTGACTTGCGGTCGATGCAGGCGCGGCAGACCCAACGCGGGACGCCACGCGTGATCCTGCGCTCACCGCCTTCTATGGTCCGTGTCGCTTGACAACTGGTACAAAACTTTGTGTCCTCGCTATTCATCTTGATTCTTCTCCTTCAACTTATTGCCGATCACTTCAGCAAAGGCCGTGGGCGTCTTGGTCACGTTCCATAGCACTTTGACCTCGGCAGTACTAAGCGGCTTCCAAGGGCGCGGGAGTTCTTTCGTTGTATCTTCGATCACGAGTTGAACGAAGGCGAGTAGATCGTCGTCACACGGGAAGACCCAGTACTCTCTTTCGATCAGGGGCCGTGGTTCGCGAAACGCGCCCACTGATTCAGCGAGTTCGAAGTAGTGTTCAGGGCTCATTCTTCTCTCTCCAGACCATCTTCAAGACGGCCACGGCATGTAGGTAATAGTTGTGTCGCTCCTTGTCCCGTTCGTGCATCTCGAGCAGCACGTCACAGCAGCGTGTGAAGGCGTGACCTGACACGCGGTCCGCGAAGCTGGCTAAGGCTTCCGGGGTGATCGGTTCATGGGCCGTGATCCCTGAGTCTTTCGCCATGCGAAGGAAGTTGTCGTTCATGCGTTCTCCTCTTCTTGATCTTTTTCAAAGGCGTCGAACAGAGCCCATGAGGCGGATAAGCGGTCTACCAACGTCTTGAAATCAGCGTCTTCAAATTCGCAACGATGAAGCACGGTGGCTTGCATTAACAGAGCGAAGACAAACGTCGCTGGATCAAGATCAGGGTATTTTTCAAACTGTTCGTCCTCATGATCGTTAAGATCCTTTAATAGGTTCATAAGTTGTTCATTCTTTTGTTCTTCAGTAAGCGTCATGATCCGTGTCTCCGTAGGTCGTCGATGACTTCTTGCAGGCGAGTGATTTCTGCTTGCAGGGCTTTCATGCGGCGTTCGCGCTCGGCGAGTTTTTGTAGGTAGCTGTTCATGACTTCGATCTGCTGTTCGATGAAGAACAGATCAGCGGCGAAGGTTCCGACATTGTTTTCCATAACTTTCTCCTTTCTAATGGTCGATTAAATATCGATTTCGTCTTTTCGGCAGTAGCTCAAGAGTTCCTTGACGGGGACTTCGGTGAGCAAGTGAATGCGCAGGATGATCAGTGGGCTGATCTTGTTTGTGCCGCGTCGTATTTTGCTAATCGCCGAAGGTTGGAGACGCAAGATGGTCGCGAGTTCATGATCAGCGGTGACTTCAAAGAATTCTTTGACGGCGTCGATGAGTTTGTGTTTGTCGATGTGTGATCGGGGCATGCGTTCTCCTAGATTTTTCTTTGGCAAGCGAAGGCTTGGTGATCGACGCGGAAGGTCATGGCGTACTTGCAGTCGCTGATGATCCGTGATTCGCTATTACTGGCACCTATGTAAAGGCCGATGAAGAGTGCGATGAGCGGCCAGAAGGCGAGGGACCAGATGCGCTTGGCCCATGGTACGAGTTGCTTGGTGTCGAAGAAGGATTCGAAGTTCATTTTATTGATTCCTGAGGGTGTTGATCTGAGCCAGTAGGGTTTCATTTTCTTTCTCCAATGCCGCGCAACGGTCTGCCATTTCAGCCCACTTAACTTTGTAGAGGTTTTGGCTTTCGATATGGTCTGCTGCCGTTAAGAAAAGGCTAGAGATAGTATCGATGTTATGGTTATCTAAGTTTTTAGCAACATCACGTAGGAGTTCAACGAACCTCATGCCAGCACCTTTAAAAGATTTTTAATACGTTGAGAGACAGTGGCCGTGGTCCGTGTTGCGCGAATCTGGCGTAGATAGTCTTGACCATCGTTAGCGCAGCCGGTGGCGATGTACAGTTGTTTTTGCAGCAGTTGGATTTCCCGAACGGCCATATCACGTTGACGACGATAGCGCTCAGAGAGACGTTGCCAGTATTCAATGGTATGAACATTGTTATCCACGCTTAGTCCTCCATGCTTCATATCGGAAGTAATCCTGAACAAACTCTGGTGTGAGTATTTCGTCTTCAATGGCTAAGACTTCGGACTCAGATAATGCCGTTAGGATATTAACGCGACGCGATTTGTTTTGGGAAGAGGGCACACGGATATACACGCCAGTGATGTCGGCTTGCAAAGGTATATCGGGGCCGTCTAACGGGGGGATGATGTCGAATTCAATTTCAACATCAAGGTTTAGGTTGGTTTGATGCTGCATTTTCTCTCTCCTTTCTACGTGCTGCTACGGCTGCTCTGTACTGTTCTTCAGCCCAGCGTTCTTCTTTGTCCTTGCGTTCGACTTCGATCAGTGTTTTGTTGAATGCGGCTTCAATCATTCGGTGGACGATGTCCAGCATGGAAGTCTTGTAATACATCGCCAGTTCTTTGACCATTTGGTAGGTCAGTGGGCGCAGATTCAAGACTTTGTACTGGGTTTTCCGTAACGCAGAGCCGGGGCCGGGGTACTTCTTCTTGCGGCGTTTTGTGCGCCTGCCCTTGCGTTTGACGGGCCGTCCTACCCGCTTTGGTTTGTATTCCTCCACGCTTTCTCCTTTCTAGCCTGCATAGTATACGACAGCGGTGAAACATGCAAGACGGAATTTATCATAAAAAAGGGGCCCACATGACGTAGGCCCCAAACCAAACTAAGAGAAAGCGAGACAGGGGAGACTGCCTCGCCTTCATCATACTGCTTCTCCCCATGAGCGTCCAATTTCTACGTCTACCCGGCTGGGGACCTCGATGGAGACGGCCTTTTCCATGATGGCAGCGGCTTCGCGGGCCTCATCCTTTGACTTGACGGACATGGCAACCTCGTCGTGGACCTGTAGCAGGAGGTTAAAGCCTGCCTTATGGAGCGCGATCATGGCCGCTTTGGTCTGATCTGCAGCGGACCCTTGGATCAAGCGATTTAATCCTTTGTAAGTGAACGCTCGCTTCACCTGCCGCCCGTATTCCACCACGGCCTGCTCATACGGCAACGCCTTGTTCACGCCCCATTGCTTGGGCTCCCAGAGCGGGAAGCGGCATTTACGGCCTAAAAGGGTACGGATCGCGCCACCGGACGCTGGATGGTCAATGCGCTGCATGACGGCGTTCACAGTGCCCTTTAGGTACGGCACCTTCTTGTGGAACACCTCTAAGAGCTCAGACGCATCGTCCATCTCCATGTCCAAGGAGGCGGCGAGCTTGCCCTTACCCATGCCGTACATCAGCCCCAGACCAATGGTCTTAGCCTGCTTACGTTTGATCCCGGCCATGTCCGCAACCATCTGGTGGAAGTCGGTGTTCGGGTCTTTGTGGTACGCCTCAACCATCTTCTCGGCCCCCGGCAGGTCCAAGAGCGATGCGTAATGCACAAGAAGTCGGGGTTCTTGGGAAGAGAAGTCACAACTTGCCCATAAATCGCCTTCTTCGGGCAGAAAGAGGGAGCGCACAAGCGGGCCGATGACCTCATGCCGTGCTGGGACCTGCTGAAGGTTCGGGTTTGCCATCGACAGACGCCCGGTTACTGTTCCGCCCTCGTCACTGCGTAGCTGGTTGACGTGCGGATGGATGCGCCCGTCCTTCTTGGAGAACTCAAGGTACGGTTGTAAGAAGGTCCCGTGGGTCTTGTTTAATTCTCTGGCCTCCACGATCTGTTTTGCCACTGGGTGGTCACAGGATTCGAGGAAGGATCGGGTGAAGCTCGGCAGGCCATTGGCCGTCTTTGGATACGGCACCTTCAGCTTGTCAAAGCCCGTGGCAATCGAGGCTGCTGCCCAGATATCCACGGAGCTCCCACAGGTCTCGCGGATGTTCTTGATCAGTTTGGCTTCGCGATCTCGATACTCACTGATCACCTGCTCTGCTTTGTCTCGGTCAAACCGAATGCCGCGCAGCGTCAGGTTAACCAAGATGGGCAGGAGCTCTGTCTCGACGTCGAAGATGTGCTGGACTTCTTCACGCACGAGCAAAGGCTTGAAGGCTTGCCAGAGCTTTAGAGTAAGCGCAGCGTCTTGCTCGGCGTACTCGCCCACGTACATAGCGGGGAGCTTCCAGAGTTCTTTCTTAGCATGTACGCCGAAGTCCCCAGCTGCTTCTTTAAGACCCGCTTCGCTCTTGACCTCTTTAAGGTAATCGAAGCCAAGCGCATTGAGGCTGTAGGAGAAACGATTTTCGTCGAGAAGCGGCGCGGCGAGCATCGTATCGATGATGCGACCATTGATGGTGAATCCAGAGGATAGTAACCACCCGGCATCATAAGCGGCGTTGTGCATGACTTTGTCTGCGGGGGTTGCAAGAACCTTTCTAATCCAGCGTTCAACAATGCTGCGATCAAGGTTGCCACCACCGCCATGAGCAACAGGGAAGTAGCCGCTCCAACCGTCCACGGCGACAGCATAGCCCACGATATACCCGTCAGCACGAGGCCAACCGGGACCCATACCTTCCATGTGTGGATCACAGGTTTCCAAGTCAATTGCAATCTCCTTTGCATCAGATAGATCAGGGAAGTGGGCCGGGGGCACCCATTCGGTCTTCACCGGAAACAACGGCATCGTCCTATTCAATTCGAAATCCCCTCTCAATATTTTTTGGCTTGATGATGTGCAGTGATTCTTTAGCCCTTGTCAGTCCAACGTAGAGCAAGCGATTCACGTCGTCTGCGTTGTAGGCGTATTCCTTGGCAAACTTCGGCGAGAGGTCCGTTAGGAGCATTACGTTATCTGCTTCGCCACCTTTTGCTCCGTGGATCGTGGAGAGCTTGATCGGCACTTTGCCCATCAACTTTGACCCACGACGTAGGATCGAGATGATGTACTGGCGCTGGGTATCCGAAATCTTCGTCAACACTTTGTGCCAGATATCGTCTGTCAACAAGCCGTAGGAAGCTTTTAGCTCTTCTAATGTGTACTCATTGTTCGGATCGATGTCGCGCAGTGTCTTGAACCCACGCTGGACAAACTCAGTGCCGAGGTGCTTGTAGACTGTTTTGACGACAGGCATGGGCATCGCTTTGCCCTTACGCAGCGCCTCCCAGCCGAGTACAGCAGTCAAGATGTTCTCGGAGATGCTCCGTTGTCCGTGACGCTCGAACATCAGTCCTTGTGACCTTAACCACTCATGCAGGTCATTCAACATGTAGTTGGTGGAGGCTAAGATCAGCCACTCACCGGTGGACACATCAACATGATCGAACGCTTCGTAATACTGGATGAGGCCCGCCTCTTCTCGAGGGTGCCACTCTTTGGGTTGGCGTGAGCGAATGCGGCGCACTACGCGGTTGGCGAGATCGTGAATCTTGGCAGGGACGCGGTAGGATTGTTCGAGTACCTTGATGTCGCCCTCTAATGAGAGAAAGGTTTTGACATCTGCACCTGCCCATGTGTACACAGCTTGATCGTCGTCACCTGCGATGAACGTGCGGTTAGCGCGCTGTGCCAAGTGGATCACCATCTCCCACTGTAAGCGTGAAAGGTCCTGTGCTTCATCGACGATGAGTACTTCAAGGCGGGGGAGATACTCAGGCTCTTGAACGATCTGTTCCAAGAGGTCTGTGAAGTCCATCAGATTGTTTTCGTACTTGTAGTGACGATACGCGCGCTCGACATACTCGAAGTGAAACCATTCGATGTTGATCTGTGAGTGGTTGTAATGCGTCTTCAAGTCAATGCCACGAATGCGAGCGAGGTTGATCTCATTTAAGATAGGGTTGTCTGTGTGTACGACGAACTCGTCATCGCCTGCACTAACCGTCATATCCAAACCTGCGCTACGTGCAAACTCTCTGTAGTGCTCGGGCTTCATGATTTCGTTGTTCGATACTTGCAGACAACGGTAGGCAAGGCTGTGCAGTGTGCGAAACCACGGGAAGTCTGTTTCGGCGTTGAGTTCGTTGAACTTGGCAATCGCACGATCCTTCGCTTCATTAGCCGCTTTGCGCGTGAACGCAAAGTAGCCAATGGAACGAGAGGGCACAGCGTTTTCTAACTCCTGTTCTACGAGGTTCAGGAGGTAAGTCGTCTTGCCCGACCCCGGAGGGCCGAAGACTTTATGAATCTTCATCGTTGGAGTTTCTCCACAAGATGATCGGCTGAGTATCGCCTGCATACTTGAAGACAAACTCACGCTCGATGAACTCTGCGGCTTCGTGCTCACCCATACTGTCTTCTTCGATCAGGATGCGAACCATTACGAGGGCGTCGTATACCAAACGCTCGACCAACTGTTCGCCATGCCATGTGGTGCAGATACCGAGTTCGGCGTCTTTGAATTTTTGTAGTTCGAGGATTTCCATTAGAACGGCGCTCCTTTCTGTTGTGGTGTTTCGAAGGGTGTCTCTTGACGCGTGAACCGTGGTACTCGCCACGCGCGTATTGCCCGGCCTTTCAAGAACAAACTGATCGGCTCACCGCCCATGTCACGAATCTTCTGTGCCATGCGAGGTGCGCTCATGCTGTTAAAGCCACTACGCTTTAGATGTGCTTCGAGGTCTTTCATTCGGAAGTACACACGTGCTTCGTCTTCGTCTGTCCAAGGACGGCCCATGAGAATCTCTTCGCGGTCCATCGCTTGCTGCAAATGTGTGGTGAACTCTTCCAACAGGTCTTGGAAGCGCCCGCTGTAACTGGTGTCTTCAGGTGCGTCTTGTATCTGTTCGAGCTCCACCATCTCACGCAAGAGACCGTTTAAGAATCCTTCCCAGTCTTGCCGACGTAAGGTGGGCGGTAGTACGTTCAGACGTTCGACGCAAGCCTTTTGGAAAGCGGGTTGGTTGAACAGTTGATCAGTGTCGAGTTCGATGCGACGATTGTTGACATCCAAGAACCACAGGGGCGGCTCGGAGTTGTACTTGGTCAGACTCGATATTTTGGGTGCGTCAGGACCCTCTGCACCGATGCCGTGTTTACGTGTGCGGCACAGGCCTGCGTTGCAGAAGGAGTTAAGTGGTGCGTCCTTGCACTTGTACTTGTAATCTTTTTTGTGAAGCTGTTTCGTGATCACCTGAAGTTCGTTCATGGGCAGTGGTGGCCCCATGTACTTCAGGTTGTATTCCATCAGCTTATCTTCCCAATTGCTGGGTGTCGCTTTCTTGAGGTAGACCGCGATGTTAAATAGGCCGTTGTTGCGAGTGCCTTCCGGAAATCCCTGATTGCATAGCGATTGTAGACACGGAGGGCCGTCTTTGATGGGCGCGTCCGCATCTTTCTTTTCCTCTTCCGGATGAACGAGCGGCACATCTTGAACGTATTGTTCGTAAATCCCGCAGAACTGATCAATTGTGGCAGCCGTGCCATCATCATTGATCGCGTAACGCAGGGTTTCATCGCCCCCGAAATACGGAAGGTTAAGGAAGTTACCCGTGTCACCGCGCTCAACAAGGACTTCAGTTTGCTTCGGAAAGATTTCACGACCACTTTCTCCCAGTATGCTTGCACACGTATTTAAGTAACGCTGCATCTCTGCAGCAGCGATAGGTTCTTTAGTAAACAGGAATACATGAGCGCCGCCTGACTTACTGCGGCACACAACCAGCGGCAGTTTTAGCCGACGAATCTTTTCCACCAGTCCCTTATGGTCAAGCGGATACTGGTCAATATCAATGCAGCCCCATATGCAGCTGTTGTCAGGACGAATAGGAATGATGCCAAGAGAAGGCTCAACGCCCTGAAGGTGAGCAGCCCAAAGGTCATCCGTGGGTGGTTTCCGAACGACAACCGCCTTGCCTGCTTGCTTGCCGCTACCTGTCTCGCGTTCGATTTTATAGGTTCCATAGGCAATGTTCGACCCCTCGAAGATAGCCTTGAATTTGGCGATATCAGTCATTTCTGCTTTCTGTAGAGAAGAAAAGGGCCCTACTACCTAATGGGTTCGGGCCCGTGAATCAGAAAGGAGTTGCGCCTGCTGGTGCAGCTTGCTCGTCGCTATGGCTCACTTTCACATCACCTGCGTTGATCGAGTCAGCAAATGACTTCGCTGCAACGTAGACATCTTCGCTTTCCACGCTACCAATGTGCTCTACTTCCCAACCAAACCACTGACCCTTGTCATTGCTTTCCTTGACAGTGCTCAGGCGATAAGTTTGAGAATACATCGGAGGCGTGTACAGACCGTTCTTGCCCATCAACTTCGCGCTTTGCATCATGCTGTTCCACTTGCGTGACTTCTTAAGCTGCGTGGACTTCATGACGATCAGTGCAGGGCTAGGGATACCTGTGGCATCCAACACCATGACGTAATGGTTCGCGGTGTTCTCGATGTAATTGCCGTTATCGAGATAGTCTTTGTTCTCTCCGGCAACCCGATGCGTTTTGGAGAGGATGTCGCTAGTACTGGGGTAATACGCTATAGGTGCGCCAGAGCCGCTGCCACGCGGTGCCCACTCAATGTACTGACGTACATAGGCACAGGGGACAACCAGAATACCCTTCTTGCCATCGAAGAGTTCCCCTGTAACGCTGTTATAGATCATACCCGGCATTGCACCGTCTAGTGAACCAACTTCTGGCGAGGTGTTGGTTAACAAGCGGAGAAACGGAAGAGCAAAGTCATCCTGATTCATGCCAGCGAAACCGGACTGCGCATCCTCTTCAAAACGGTTCGTTAATACTGCAATCGCATTAGCGTTTGTCTTGACTTCTGCAACGTCTGCTTTACCCATGATTAATGCTCCTTGTGTCGTTAAACGGATTTAATTGTCGCTTTTTGGCCGATGTAAGCGCCGAACAAATCAGATGGGAATTCGCGACCCTTCTCCACCTGCTCTTTCACCCATGCCTTCAAGGTCATAGGCTCAACCTTTTCTGCTTGCTCAACGGGATAACCTGCGTCCCGTAGTGTCGCAACTGCCATAGCACAGAGTGCTTCTTCACCGCGACCAAAGCGAACAGAGATTGTGTTCTTGATGATGTCGTCGTAGCCGTGTTCACGCAGCCACTGGAACGCCTCAGAACGCTTCGCTTCTGTGATCGACGCGCTGTAAAACGCCTTGATCTCAATCGATGAACCATCGTCCATCTTGAAGCTCTTCATACCAAGACTAGTCAGTGCTTCGGGAATGACTTCTTCTGTCAGCTTGCGGTACTGCTCTTTCCGCTGCTTGAGCTCTGTCTCGAAGTCTTCGATCTCTTTCTCAAGAGATTTTGCACGACGCGCCATCTGTGCCACGCCTTGTAGATCGTTATCTGCGATCTGCAGGGCATTGGCATCTTGTTCAAACATATTCGTCAAACTCATAACTTTCTCCTTTCTTGAATGCATTGTTAAAGTCGATCTGGATCGGGATATATCGTCGCTCCCGCTTGTCCCACTTCAAACACTTGAATCGTCCGTTGTTACGTTGTGCTGCAACGACGGCGACGATACTCATGGCGGTGGGATCGCCAATGAATAAAAGATAATCCTCGTCAGAGAAGTTTTCAAGTACCCGATACGCTCGACGCACTGTCGGTGCAACAGAAAAAGCAACCTGTGCATTTGGCGGCAAGATGGTAACGATGTCTCCAAAGTCCAAAGCAGACGATATGTTGTGCTGCCCTGTTTCGGAAACGCAATAGACTGTAGGCACTTCATTTCTCCTTTCTAGGTACGAGCGATTAGTATATACTTGCTTTCAGGGATTTTGCAACCCCTACCAGAAAGGAGAATTGCTATGGACGAATTTTTGCAACGCTACCCGTATAAGAACAAGCCTTTCCTGCATCAAGAGGCCTATTTGACTAGGTTTTGGGAGAAGCAAGTGGCCGCTCTCTTTTCAGAGATGGGCACGGGCAAGAGCTTCATGTTGATCAATAACTTGGCAATGTTGTATGACCAAGGGCATGTGAATGCTGCGCTGATCATCGCGCCCAAGGGTGTGTATCGTAACTGGATGGATACAGAAATACCCAAGCATATGCCAGAACATATTGTTTATCGCATGGCGCTCTGGAGTCCCAGCCCGAAGAAAGCAGAAAGAGAAGCGTTAGATAAGTTGTTCGAGATCAGTGAGGATTTAAAGATTCTCATCATGAACATCGAGGCATTGTCCACAGATAAAGGCGTTAAGTTCGCTAGTAGGTACTTACTTGCGCATGACGCGTTTATGGCGATTGATGAATCGACCACCATCAAAACGCATACAGCGGCACGGGCAAAGAATTCGGTGAAGATTGGCAAGCAGGCCAAGTACAAGCGGATTATGACGGGCTCGCCTGTGACGAAGAATCCCTTGGACCTGTTTCAGCAGTGCATGTTCCTTGATCCGCGATGCTTGGGGCATGAGAGTTTCTACACGTTTCAGGCTCGGTACGCAGTGCTGCAAGAGCGGCAGTTGGCGACGCATAGCTTCAAGCAGATTCTGGGCTTTCGGCATTTGGAGGAGTTGCGGGAGAAGCTGGATCGGTTCAGTTTCCGTGTGACGAAGGACGAGTGTCTGGACTTGCCGGATAAGCTATATGCCAAGCGGGAGGTGGACCTAACCGAGGAGCAGGCCAAGGCGTACAAGGAGATGCGGCTGATGGCGCTGGCCTTGTTCAAGGAGGGCGAGGTCTCTACGGTGAACGCCCTGACCCAGATCATGCGGCTACATCAGATCGTCTGTGGGCATGTGAAGCTGGATAACGGGACGGTGTTGGAGTTACCGAATAACCGGATCAAGGAGCTCATGAACATTGTCGAGGAGTCGGACGGCAAGATGATCATCTGGGCCAACTACCGGCACGATATCGAGGCCATCAAGCTGGCCCTGTCCTCGGTCTACGGCATGAACTCGGCGGCGGCGTACTACGGGGACACGGAGACGAATAAGCGGCAGGAGATCGTCAACGACTTCCAAGACCCGAACAATCCCCTACGGTTTTTCATCGGCAACCCTACCACCGGGGGGTATGGTTTGACGCTGACGGCGGCGAATCTGGTGGTGTACTACAGCAACTCCTTCGATCTGGAGAAGCGCCTGCAGTCAGAAGATCGGGCGCACCGGATCGGCCAGACCAAGAATGTGACCTATATCGACCTGATCAGCCCCGGCACGGTGGATGAGAAGATCGTCAAATCCCTACGTGACAAAATTAACATCGCCACACAGGTGATGGGAGAGGAACTGAAATCATGGCTAATTTGATCCCCGTCAAGAATCTCTACACCTACGAACGGCTGGAACGCATTGAAACGCCTAGGGGCCGCACCTACCGCCGGGGCGACGACACGCCTGTTTACAGCGTTACCAACATTCTTGACAAGACGAAAGACAAAACTTCGCTCGAAGCGTGGGCTGCACGGGTTGGTGCCGCTGAGGCAGAAAGAATTAAGAACGAAGCCGCGCATGTGGGTACGGCCATGCATTTCGTCATTGAAAGATTCTTGGAGGGAACAGCATTACCTCCAGCAGAGGATTGGCTGCAGATGCGGGGCTATGAAATGGGCCACCGATTGATCAACGAGCACTTCAGTTCGCTGGATGAAGTCTGGGGTTCAGAGGTCCCTTTGTACTATCCCGGCAAGTACGCGGGGACGACTGACTTGGTAGGCGTGTTCCGTGGGCGACCGGCCATTGTGGACTTCAAACAAAGCCTGAAGCCGAAGCGCTATGAATGGATCACAGACTACTTCCACCAGCTCTCGGCCTACGCCTTGGCGCACGACATCGTCTACGGCACGGAGATCAACTTCGGTGTTGTACTGATTGCTGTACAAGACGGCACGACCCAAGAGTTCACGACCACGGGCCGGGACTTCGAGCGTCAGAAGAAGGAATGGCTGGAGCGGGTGGAGAAGTTCTTGGCTAAATCTTCCGAAACCTAGCGGTCTTCACGGCAATGCGTTTTGGCTGCTTGACGAACTGCTTGCCAGCTTTCTTCCCTGCCCGCTTTGCCCGTGTCGTAGCGAGATAGTCTTCCGGGCTCAGGGACTTGATGGCCTTCTCGGGCAGGTATCTCTCTCCGGTGACGGACGAGGGCTTGCCACTTTTCGTGGTCCATTTCTGTTTGCCCCATGCTTTCAGGCTTAACTGTGGCTTCTTCACTTGTAGCCCCCGCCGCTGGCTTTGTATTTCTTCGCCAGCAGCTGGGCCTTGCGGGCCGACCATTGACCTGCAGCGGTCCCCTGCGTGGCAGAGCCTTTGATCTGCTCAAACAAGCGCTTGCGCATCGTCGGCTTCGTGTAGTTGGCGGACTGGTTGACCTTGGACTTCGTGGTTTTTTTCACCGCTCCTCCTTTTTTCATGCCAGCGGGCTTCTCTTCTTTATCTTGAAACGATCTTAATGCTTTAGGAGCCGTTTCCAACGAAGTAGCATAGAACGCACGTTCCGCAGTTTTTAAAGCTTTATCCTTTACCTCTTGTTTTACTAAGTCTTTCCTTGAAGGCAGCTTATTGTCTTTAATCTTTTTCAATTCATACTGCGTCCAATATTCTGCCTTCTCTTTGAGTTCTTTTTCAGGCACCTTACGTCCCTGTGCCAAGGCATCGTCAGCCATTCGGCGCAGTCTGTCGTATTCCCTTTTGTATATAACCTCAGGTGTTTTAGAGCCTATCTCTATGTTCCTTGTGATAGAACGACTAGGTGCTCGTTGTGTAAAGTTCTTGAGGTCTTTAAGTAAAAGTCCCGCACCCTTTTTTGCCGCTCCCACCCCTAATAGAAGCTCAAGGTCCTCAGTTGATGTTTCTAAGGCTTGTTTCTTTTCTAGTTGCTTTCGATAGGCAGGATCGCGCATATCGTAAGAAGGGGAATCCATTACAGACCCACCTTCTCTAAATTTGCGAATTTTTCTAGCAGGGGCTTTAACTGACACCTTGGCCTTTGCTTTTACTGGTTTGGTTGCCATGCCGCCTCCTACTGAAGGGTGGTATCAAACGGGAACAAACGACGCAACATCTCTCGACCAGTGCCTTGACCCTGTGACGGGGCTTTCGCTGGAGCAGGCAAAGGGGAGGATGTGATATCAGGCATCGCAGGCACGTTGCTAGGCATCGCAGGCGCGCTTAAACCCGGTACGCCTCTTGTCGGAGCCGTTTGAGGTTGTAATCGTCGTTGACGCAACGGGGGTAAAGGCGCTGCATACGGCGGTAAAGTGGGATCGATAGTTGGCCTCTCATCCGACGTTGCGTAGTTCACCCCTGCATTAACCAATGAGGAGTTAAACATACGTGCGGCAAGATACATCTTCTCCCGTGGCAGAGTACCGGTCTTCTTTAGAAGTTCTGCTGCAAACTGGGGATCGACAACAGCACGTTCCAGCATGTTTTTGACGGCCATCATGGGCGTCTTGTCAAACATATCGCGCAAGTATTTTGAACCCGCAGAAGCCGCAATCAAGGAGCCCTTGTCAAAGGCTTGCCCTAATTTAGAACCCATGATCCTTAACGCCAGCTCTTCAATCGGGCCTCCAGCCGCTACGAGTTCTTCAAGCAGTCTTCCGTTTCCGATTGCTTCTTCAACCGAAGACATGCGATTAAGCACCTGCTTTAGCTGCTTGCCTTCGTTTAAGGTAATGATGTTTTTGTTGCGCATCAGGCCGTACAGCGAAGGTTGGCCTTTGATTCCCCCAAGAGGTTCAAAAAGCGCACTTTGAAAAGCCTGAGGACTAAAGCCGTCTACTCCCCCAGCTTTAGTGAAGGCATAATCCATCACGCTCGCTTTTAAGCCTGCCATGGCATCTAAGCTTTTGCTCTTGGCAGCGATATTAACGAGCTTTGAAAAGCCTTCTATGGGTTTATCACCGTTCAAAACCTGAGTTATCAAACGTGTGGGGCTTTCAACGCCTGTTGCAACCGCATCCGCGAAAGCCTTCTGTGACTGAATCGACTTGTTAAACGCGCTGTTCTTATCCAAAACTAGACGGAACGCGTTTTCTGCAGTTACAGCACTAGACAAATCTTTTGTCAGCCCCATACGGTCCAGCATGGGTTTATTTTCCGCAACAAACTGCTGTAATGCGCGGGGGTCTACCCTATCCCGCGTAATACCAGTGGAAGGGTCAAGGACAGGCTTGATAGTCTTATTGGCTGCAGCAAGAAGAACTTTACCGTGAGCATCCCTCACCGATACGGCAGCTTTTTCAGAAACATCCGCATATGTTTGTAAGGCCCGTGCTTGTGAACTTTTCGGACCGAAGTCCCTGACAGCGTCGTCATACTGTTTTTTTAAGAAGCCTACCGCATTCTCAATCTGGTCCATGCGGAGCGAAGTGAGGTCATTAGCACTTCCATAAGCTCTTTGAACAAGTATTTCAGCAGGAAGTTTTTCCCCTACCGTAGTCGGAACAACCTTGCCACCGACAATCGCTGTCCCCTGTGTTACATCCGATGCCAACGTACGGCTAAACACGTCATTCAAAGCACGAGAGAAAGAACGTGCCCTGTCGTACGCTGTTCCCGGAAGTGCGTCTAAGTCTCTTAGTGCGGCCTCAGACAAGCGCCCGTAAAAGTTAGCGAAGGACGGGTTTGAAACAGCACTGTCCCGTGCATAAGATAGTAAGTCCCCACGAATGTTTATGAGGTCTTGCACGGTTGTACCCTCAAAGATGGATACTCGACGATCCGTTCGTGGGCCTGCGGGTTTAGTCAGATACTCAGAAGGTACGCGCCCCGTGTTCAAATACTCTGGTGTGTTTTTTCCTTTGGCGTAGTTCGCTATGGCATCCGAATCGATGCCCAGTCGGGACATGATTGCACGTATCTCCGCAGGCACCTTTGCATTAAAACGCTCTGGCGTCATAGAAGTGGCAACTTCCAAAAAGGACTCACCTAGATTCGTTACGGGTGCGGCGCGTGGAGTAACAATAGTCTCCCCCTTAACTTTACGAATCTTTACAGAATCCTTTATTGCCTCATTCCATAACAACTGCTCATAATTCCGCGAATCGTCTAAAGCTTTTACAACACTTTCTTTGACAATACTGCCCACCATCTTGCGAGTTTCCGGGCGATCTACCTTAATCTTGTTGATACGATCTGCTGCGACAAGTTCCGCCGCCATGATGCGCTCGTTCAACATATCGGTGAATACGCTCGATTCTATTTCTGCAGCCTTTTTCAAGGCATCACGTGAACCTATCTGACGTAGGTTTTCAACTAAAAGTGCATAAGCTTTTAGCGTGTCTGTTCCTTTAGCCTTGACCGTTGCCGCAAGAACCGGATTACCCCGCGCCATGGTGTTCTCAAACATCATCAAGGATGCTGAACCTGTCTTCTGAGCGGCAGTTGGTGAAACCCCGCCGGGCAACTGTGCTTCGAGAGCCTTGATAAGTTGTCCTACGTCCTCTTTGTTCGTTTCAAGTATTTCGCGTAGTTTGTTTGCCGCCTCTAGTTCCCTAGCATTTAAAATGGCAGCTTCTTTTCCTTTACCGGGCAGAACTGCATTTTTCATCCTAACGGCAAGGTCACCAGCCACATTTAAAGCCGTGACGAAAAATTTTCCGGGCATGAACACACTGCCGCCTACCTCACCCGTGAGTCGAGCGAAACTGTTTCCCGGAAAGAACTGCTCTGCCAAACCCCCGCCAGTGCCTGCCCCAACAGCGGAAATACCTTCTCCTAACAAAAAGGTAGCCGGGTTTTTTCTGGCGGAAGTGCCTAGATCAGTCACAAATTGAGCTACGCGTCCTCCCTGCAACTGAGGCAGCATAAAAATACCGGGGGCATACATGATCGATTCCCCCGCTATCTTTGCACCCTCGCGGTAAGGGATTAGGGATTGCATGGGAACGCCGGGGAACTTTTTGTCTACATCGTCCGCCAGCATGTTGCCTAGGGTTAAGCCCCCGACGAAACCGATTCCGGGCAGGTAAGGGCCTACAGGACCGGCAAAAGGTGCTCCCATTGCGCCTGCACGAAGGCCAGTAAAAGCGCTTGCTGATTGGATTGAGCCACGCGTCAACCCCTGAACAAACCCAGTTTTAAGCTCACGTTGTATATCCGCAGGCGTAGGGCCTGCGCCGGTTTCAGTAACACTAGCCGTTGAGGCCGGAGCGCCAGACCGAGAAGAAGCATTTAATCGGATATCGGTGAGCTCTTCTGTTGTTAATCCAGAAGGAGCAAAAGGTGCCACAGGCTCCGCAGATTCTGCCGGTTTCGCAGGCGCGGCTTTACGCGTATCTGCCGCTGGACTAGCAGGACGCGTATCTACTGTTGAACTAGCAGGACGCGCCTCTTGTTTGATTGCTGCAATGTCTTGCGCACTAAGGGCCATCGTTATTCCTCTACTTAACTAGTAGTTCGCCTTCAACAATCCAAACAGAACCTTTTGGTGACTTATCCCACTGATCCTTACTTTGCAAGACCTTTGCCTCTCGAGGAGGTACACCCAAAACTTTTCTAATGTTTTGAAGTTCTATGAATTTTGCTCGGTTTTTGCCAATTTCATCAGGGTCTAGGTTAGGCTTGGTGTATCCAAGTTCATACGCTTTAGTAGCGTAGTTAAGCAGCGTATCATCAAGCGCACGTAATCTAATCTTAAACGCCCCTTCGTTGTCGATAATGTTTGGCTTAATATCTAAATCTGCTGCAATGCGCTGGGCTTCCCCTTCTGCAAAGTTTTTGTTCGACTGAAGGCTGTTTACAATCCTGTTCGATGTCTTGGTTATAAAGTCTGTTGCATACAGCTCTTCATCGAAGTCAAACACGTCTCCAATGCCGGGGATTTTTTTGACAAACGCACTCGCGACATTGACGACTCCGGTTCCTTTACCAGCCAGATTGTAGTAAGTGGGGTCTCCCGGCGTTGGTGTTCGATAGAAATACGGGACCTTTTTCTTCCCTTGCTTTGCAAAAAAAGTAGCGCCTTCATAAGCAGCGCCTGCACCCTGCTGTGAAGAAGGTGCTTCCCCCGTTTCAACAGCGCTTGGCGTTCTCGTGCCTCTCTCACCTGTTACAACCGGCGTTGTAGTAACGCCTGCCCTGTCCTTAGAAAATTTGCCATAGGCATCAATTGCCTGCTGCACAAACTTAGGAATTACAGGAGGAACATTGACTGTATAAGGCTGCTTACTAACAGGGTCTACCCTAGTTTCGATTTTTGGCTGCTTTATTTTGGTTATAGCAGATTCAACCAGCTGACTTTGTTCAGGGTCTGTTTTACCCGCAGCCCAGTCTGAAAGCAGGTTAGGGGTGTTAATGATGCGCCACTCCCAATCGCCTTTACCAAACAAGGAACTCATCCCAGAGTTCTTTAACACACCTTCAAAGCGCTTACGGTTACTTTCGATAACCTTCGCGTTGTAATCAAGAACACTAGCAATGCGCTTTTCAGCGGAGTCAATTGCAGCCAACTTAACAGCACGGTCTTGCTTTTGTAATTCGCCCGCGCGCGCGCCAATTAGGGCAGGCACGTTACGCATCCCTGCAGCAAAACGACCTACGGGTGAAATGCGACCGCGAATGGGCTTACCTTCGGCATCCACGCCTGAAGCCACGTTTAATGCGCCTTGGGCAATGTCAAATAACATCTGCGCTTTTGTCATCTGACGAGCGTCTTCTCCGCCTAATAGCGCTTGATATTCCTTTGCACGTGCGGCAGCTTCTTCGCCCAGTGAACGAACAGGCAGTGTTTCTCCAATTTTTGTGTTCATCAGGTACTGACGTGCCTGATCAATCATGGATTTAGGGTAATTGACGTATGAAGGCTGATCTTCCACAGGGGTCACGCCGCCTTCATCGGACCCCGCTTGAAAACGCTGCACAATCCCCCCGTTCTTCATGGCAATCGGGGCTTGTTGTTCAGCAGCCGCAGGCAACGATGCAATACCGCCTGCAGGCATCTCAGGTGCCGGAGCGGGAGGAGGCATGGTCTGTGGGCCTTGAGCCATGGCCGCTAAGTCAGCAGCCGCGCCAGCCGATGCTCCCATCGGGCCGGGTGGTGTAGGACCTGCCATTTGTGGCGGAGGTTGCATCATCGCGCCCTGCTGAGCCAAGACTGGCTGCAAGAGTGCCAAGACTTCTGTGGGCGTTTCCGCTGCTGCACGATAGCCGACCAAGTCTGCGAGTTCTTCCACACGCGCATCCACCGAGCGCATGTCGCCGCGAAGATTATTCATGAGGATTTCAGGCGAATCTGGACGACGGTCCATCATCTTGCCCATCTCCATCTCATCGTCGTCTTCTTCCTCGCCTTCCATCTCGTCCATCATGGACACTTGGTCCATGAAGCCTTGCATGATGCCGACGTTGTTCACGTCCTCAGGCGGAACGGGAGGCCCTTTCTTCTTGAACATAGGCCTGTCAATTACTTTCGATTTCATCATTTCTCCTAAAATCTACTTAAACAAGCCTGCTGCCTTGCCGCCTGCATAGGTGCTCAGTCCGGCAATACCCGTAGAAACTGCCTGCGTCAAAGGACTAGGCGATGGTGCAGTAGTTGAAGTAATGGCCGTCTGGCTACCCGGTGTCTTCGACAAGATATCCGACTGGAAGGAGAGCAGCTGGAACGGCATGAAGGTCTGCTGCATCTGCGTTGCGCGCATTGCATCCAAGCGAGCCTGTTGCAGTGCTTGTTCTTGTGCGCCAATCTGACCCATCATTGCAACGTCTGCCTGACCCAACTGCTGCTGCATCGCGCCCAAGTTGGCGCGCTGACCCGCCTGCGTAGCAAGTTGTGCACCCAAACCACCCAGTGTGCTGCCCTGTTGCAGGCCAAACTGACCCTGTTGCAGACCTAGACTGCCGATGCCCTGACCGAGTTGGCCGTAGATATTGGCTTGGTTACCCAAGATGTTTGCCTGCTGACCCGCAATCTGCGAAGGCAACAAACTCATCTGGCCTAGTGCCTGTCCTGCTGCCAGCTGGCGCTGTTGTTGCGACTCAAAGCCCTGTTGCGCGGCCTGTTGTGCTTGGAGATAGTTCTGTGAGTAGTCTTGCAAAATGCGCTGACCCATGACATCCATCAAGCCACGTTCCGTCTCTGCACGTTGTACACCTTCACGTGTGCCACCAAACGCGCCAGTGCGCACCGCTTGCGCCGCCTGTCCCTGTCTTGCAATGTCGGCCTGACGCTGCATCTCTTGCAGCGCGTTGGCAGTGACTTGCTGTTGGTAAGGGTTCATGTACGCAGCAGCTTGCGAAGGATCGTAGCCACTTGCCGCACCGGGCAGCATAGATGCCCCATACGCTGCCGTAGGCAGACCTTGCCCTGCTGTAGCCGCTAATGTCCCCAAGTTACCTGCTGCACCTGCGCCTGCTTGAAGTGCGCCGTATGCTGCCTGCAGAGGCTGTGAAACATTCAATCCTGCGATGCCCTGCGCTGCTTGTTGTGTCAGCTGCTGTCCTGCAGCCATGCCCTTTTCGGCTTCTGTTAAGAAAGGCTGATAGGACCCCACGCCTTGTTGAGCCAGCGATTTAGCTTGAAGTTGTCCTTCGCCAAGCCCCGCAATCTCATAGCCGGGGAGGGCGAGTGGTTTAGATACTTCTCGCTCTGCTGTCTTAAGTAGGGCAAGTCGCGCCTTCTCAATCTCAGGCGCTTCCTGAATGGTTTGTACTTGATATTCAGTTGCCATGGCTTATGCCCTCTTCTCCAAGGCCTTCATTAAGGCGTACATACGCTTTGCGCCCTTGCGCCGTGAGCCACCGCCCATGGCACGAACTGCTGCTGCGGTGAACACAAATTCGCCGTCTGAGAGCATTGCAGGAATCGAATCCGAAGTACCTGTGCCGGGGCCGTTAATCGGACCTGTCTTGCGTGGGTAACTCGAAGTTCCCCGCGCCAGACTAGCGACACCGCCCGTTGCATAACGATAAGGGGTGCCAGTAGAGGCCGATACGGTGCGGACATCCGGCGTAATGAGGTAAGGGTCTCGACGATAGAGCTCTGCCCCGGAGACAGGGATGTCTGGTTTTGGTGGCTCTTCTACGTCAAATGCGCCGCCCAGATAGGCCGCGCCGCCAATTGTTCCGACGAGTGGGCCGTAAGTTGCCAGCATGCCCGGTAAATTTGCTTCGTAAGTCTTGGCAATAACCGAACCTGCTGGGGCATTGATGATCTGTTCTGTAGACAAGCCGGGAAAAGCTTCTTTTGTTTTATTTAAAGCTTCGGCTGAGCCGCGTTGTTGTATTCCGCTTGGCGAGAGGTATTCGTCATACAGGTCACCAACCTTTGATCCAGCCGTCTTGCCTGCCTCTATGAATTTACCTTCCTTGACTAAATCCATGACCCCTTGTGAAGGGGCCGCACCGCCAGCAGGTGCAGCGACAGGGGTCATGTTGGGACCACCCATCGTCGAAGGGGACTCTAGTAAGTAGTTTTTCGGAGGAGCAGGGATAGGAGCATTTGTTCCACCTGCGAAATTATCCAAGGAATCTGTCAGGTAGTTGGGACCCCCAGTAGGCGCAACGGTAGGCGCAGGAACTGCGGGCCCTGTGCCTAAGAGTTGAGCAGGCTGCGGTGTTGTGGGACCTGTGTAGCTTGAGAGGTTTGTCACAGGCGAGGCAACGCTTGGAACAGTGCCTACAGGTTTACCACCCGCTAGATAACCTTTTTGTATTTCAGTAGCTATTGGATCGTAATCGTAAAGATCGTAGGGGTTAGTGCCCTGTCCAGAAGGAATGGTTGAGGGGCTTCTCGCAGGTCCTGTATAACTTGACGAAGTAGCTATTTCATCCGCAGTCGCGGCCTTACCTGCAGCCGCTGCTTCATCTACAGCACCCGCTGCCTTACTTGCCGCCGCTGCTTCATCCACAACACCCGCCGCTTTACCTGCGGCAGCGGCGTCGTCCACCGCACCAATACCTTTAGTTGCATCTACTGCAGATTTACCACCAAGGCTCTCAGTAAACTGCTGCCACGAACCCGACACCGTCGTAGGACCTGCGTAAGAACCTGCTTTAAAGGCCCCCATGCCACCGGTTACGCCAGAGAATGCGCCTGCGGTAATACCACCCATGGCACCGGCCTTCAGTGCGTCACCGACGCTGCCGCCTGCCAACAAGGTTGACCCAGCAGAACCGATAAAGCCGCCAATGGCTGCTACGCCCACGCTTGATGTCACCCCTAACAGACTTGCCGCCGCTGGGCCTAAGAGGAAGCCCAGCGCCACTGACGTGACAATGCGTCCTATCGTACTACTGGCAAACTTTTTAATAGCCTTACCAATGCCTCGGAAGGCCCCTTTAATAGCTTTGCCTGCGCCTACAAAGACCCCGCCCACGGCCTTTGCTAACTTCTTGAGAAAGAACTCAGGCAGACCCGTGATAGGGTTAATCGTTCCTGCGCCGCCCGCGCGCATGAGCATACGTGCCTCACGCGGGGTGATGTGCGCCAATATTCTGTCGCCGCCACGGCCAAGGCTGGCGATACCTGCAGAAATCGGATTTCTGACCAATCCACCAGCGGCAAAGCCTTGAACCACAGGTTGTGAGACCTGATCCAAGGCCATGTCCAAAGCCATCAAATAGGTTGGATCAAACTCTGGCGGCAAGAGGTCCTCTGGCACTCCTTCTTTAACTAATTCCGCACGGTTTTCTGCGTACTTGGCAGGTTCCTGCAGAAGCGCATCCACCATCTCCTTCATCAAATCGATGAGTTCCTGCGGCAAGCGTAAGCCTTGCAGCATAGAACGCAACTGTGCCACCGCTTGCGGGTCAGCTTGCTCCGCAGCGTTGAACATCTCTTTGTTGAAATCTTGAGGAGAGACTGAGTTTTGAAGCTGCGTTAACGTCGCTTCGTCTTCAGGGGTCAAATAACTCTTGGGAGCGCCGCCCATACCACCCATTTCGGGGGCTAGAGACATGACGCCCTGCATCGCTTCAGCCATGATAATCCTTTCCAAAGTGGCAATAGACCCTCGTGCGGGGTCGCGCGCCGGGAAAGGACGCGGAATTGCCGGTAATTATGTGGTAATTCATCAGTTTCTGTCCACTTCAAGATAACTTAAATAGAAGTGCACAGTCGCAATAGACGATGTCACTTTGAGAATGTCCCCGGCTTCCATAATGCAAGGAATCCCGTTGAAGACATCAAAGGTGTCGTTGACCGGTAGTGCCCTCACCTTTTGCAAAAAGTGCGGAGTACCCGATACATACTGCGTCACTGTGATTAGCGCGCTCGACGCACCTGCATTAGTCACTCGCAACGAACGCATGATCCCCGTGTTCGCGTCCGGCACGGTGTAGATCGTTGTCTCCGTGGCAGCAGCCGGGATCAGGTATTTGCGTAAGTACTTATTAGCCATTATTGAGTCAAATCATAAAAGGATAACGAGCCCAAGGCATCACCGGTTGTGGCTCCTGAGACCGTTCGAATGCCCACCGTGTAAACGTCGCTCACCCCGGCAATAGTCGCGCCTAACTGCAAATCAAAGTTGTAGGCGTTATCAAAACTAGTACCCCCCGTACCCCCGGCAGTGTTAGACGCAAGATAATTTGACTGCACAATCGTGCCGCCTGTCATAGCCGTTGCCGCTACATCAAATTCCACGTTGGAGTCCGAAGGCACTGTAGAGGCCCATGTCGCTCCAGTTAGCGTAGGGTTTTTAACCAAAACCACTTCGTAGTTTTGGCTGGTTGTCGGAAGAGCTTGAATTCGGTTTGGCAACACCACCGCACCGGTTCGGCCCGGAGCCAAACGAATGGAAACCAAAGGCAAAAAGGTTGTTCCTATCGTATTTAAAATCGTGGTGCGTCGCGCCACATGGTCAATCGACGTTTGCTCAAAGCCGCCTTCTGACACCACCGAGCAGCAGATTTGTGTGAGGGTTGCAGCTACCGCAGCCGTTGTTGTAGTAATTTCATAGCGCACAGGCAAGATAGCCGTGGTCATATAAACCGTAGTGCCATACACGTTAGCAGTATCAAACGTATGGCAAACAACATACTGCCCATCAATAATAAAGCCACATCGAACTGAGCCAACACCAAGCCACTCAAAGTCCATCCACAAAATCTGTGGGTGTTCAAGGTCTAGCGTATACCCAGACGCGCCCGTACCATCCAGTTTGTCACCGTTCCAATCCGCTTGATTGGCAAACCGCGCATCGCTGGGTGTTCCAGAAGTATTGGAGCGCATTACAAATGCATTCACACCACCCGTTCGACGAAAGAACACTCCGTTTTGAGTATTAAAATACCCAACACTTTGATTAAGGTTGGCAGATGTTCCGTTGTCCATGACAAACGTAGCTAACACCAACAACCCTTTACCGGGCTGGTAGGGGAAAACACGATATGTTTGACGTACTACAGAACCAACGCCGCCGCCTGTCACCGCCAGACTCATACTGGCTTGATTAGCGTTATAGGTACTTGATCCTGTGCCACTTAGGCTCGTGTCGAATTGATTGTCAGCAGCGTAGCGATTCTGACTGTCAAACAACGTGTAGGGTTCACTTACTCGCAGTCGCCCAAAAGCGTCGGTATTCGTGCCACCAATCGATACAGGAATAGTCATACCAGTGTCATCCATAAGTCCGCCGCCAGATTCATACCATGTAAGGGCAGCATCTTTGTCCTCCGTGACGATAGGCGAGTACGTGTTATTTAACTGCAGAATGACCTGTTCTAGTGAACGAACCAGCTGGTTAAACTGCTCTGGACTGTACTGCTGCGTCGCCGCGTTAGGCAGACGGACGTTGGTGATCTTACTCATCTCAAGCCATCCGGCTGCACATCAACACGCAACGTACCAAACCGCCAGTTATTGTCTACTTCGTCGCTCTCGATCTGCAAACTAATCTGCCGCCCACGCGCACGTGTGTCCACCTTCTCTGTGCCGGGTGCAATGACATAGGGGTCCAGCGAACTCGGGCTGGCCGGAGCCTGAGGGTAAGGACGAAGCAGCAACCGCACCGTTAGATCACCTACTTGATTCTTAAAGTCAGGGATGAAGCGACGCATGTACAGCATGTTGTCGCCGTCGCCGATGTCAAAGTAGCCCGACTTAATAAACGACATGATCGGTGAGCCGTCGGCATTGACCCCGTCTTCTTGGTTGTACACACGCGCACGTCCTGCCGTGAGACCATAGATCGTTGAGATCGTCGCCGCAGTGCTGTTTTGCAGGAAGTTTGTTGCAAGCGGACGCACAAACGTACCGATGTCCGTCCACGCAGTTCGTGACAAGGTGCCCACTGACCACACGCTTTCGAGATAGTTGAACGTCACGAAGCGGTCGATATAGTTCGAATTTGCAGAGCAATACCACCACGTAACCTCGTTGAACTGCGAGTTCACGCCAACGTGAAACTTCTCTTTTTGCGTCAGATTAATGTCTTTAAAGACATAATCCTGCACCGTGCAAGGCATCTTTTTGACCGTACCATCAAACACGTAAAACGCCTCAGTGCCCATCCAAAACGCCACGCCGTTGACATCCGCTGCTGCGTGAGGCGCGAGGCATCCACAGTTGGCTCCTAGCTGTTGAAAGCCAAAGGTGTACGGAGGCCCAACATACTGCATGCCGTGTAAAGAAGTGTCTGTGAAGATTAGAATCTGACCACGTGAACGAACAGCGGTGATGATCTCACTACCGTCCGTTAGTCGTTGGCCCCCGGCGGTATTTGTGACACTCTCAGCAAAAGTGTTTATGTCCTCTTGATTAGAGAATCGCACAAACATCGGGTCCTGCGTGGGCGAGGAACCGATAACGCTTTCCGTGCCAAAGCAGACTAAATGCCTATCTGGAGTAGATACCAAAGCGTATTTGCTCTTGGTTGGCGCGCCAGAAATAGGAAGCACCCGATCATTCGGCGCGCTGGTATCGAATAGATAGATACCGCCATCAGCAATCTGGCAAACAACATCTTCGCCATAGCTATCAAACTGCCAGACACGCGAGCTCAACGACAAGCCCGCAGAAGCTGGACGTGGCGTACCCCATGTGGACAAACTCCACGTACCCGTGCCCCAACCATAGTCAAAGTAGCTGATATCAGAGCCTGTGTTGATTTGATAGGCCCCTATTACTGACGCTCCACCGTTCCCAGAATCAGCGCCTGTGGCTGTAACGCCTACTCGAATGGTGTACGTGTTTACGCCAAGAATCTCTTGAATTTCAAATTCAGCGTTCAGATAAGCCGCTGTGACCGCGCCACCTAAGCCACTCGCACCGCTGTAAGTGACAAAGTCACCTCGAATCGCGCCGTGCGCAGGATCAGTGACGGTGACGATGTTGCTTCCCGATGTTGCGGCAAAAGTGACGCCACCCGGTGCAGTTGTTGCACGTAAAGGCGTGATATCCGTCCACGTGCCACCGTAAAAACCGTACAACTTCTTGTTAGTGCCCACCAAGACGTGAGGTGCGCCAGAGAGGTCATTCCACGTATGGATGTCACTAGACATGCCAACAAGGTAAGCATTGTTCTCGGCAAACGGCGTCCAGCCGCCGATCTTTTCCGGCAATCCATAACGAAAGCGGATGTAATCACCATCGATCCATCCGCCCTCTGCGCCGTATTCGGTATTCTGTTTATCGATACCCGGCTTTAACGCTAATCTGAAATAAGCCATCTCTCACCTTACTGCTTCGTATTGGCGGTAGCACTGTTTGAGGGCGCTACGGAGTTCGTCTGCTTCTCTGGCGAGCCTAACAAGAAACTCCCCATCCTCTCGGTAAAGCTCTTTTCCGGTACATCCACGCGATCCAGCACCGGAGGAACTGGACAGGGCACTGCCATCGGCGGGGCGCTCCTGCCGGTCGCGCAGGCTGTTAGTAAGAGCGGTAGCGCGAGCATTAAGGTTCTTGATCTCAACATCCTTCTCCTTCCGCAGCTTATCCGCCGTTTCCTGCATTGCCTGTTCACGCTTACGCGCTTCTTCCTGTCCTTTGGCGTAGGCAGCGTACTGCTCCGCCTTTTCCTTGTCCCACGCCTGCTGCACAACCGCTTTACCCGCAGTATTCCCTTGATAATACCCGCCCCCAGCCGCTGCGCCAACAGCTAACACAAAGGCCAGTATTACCCATGGATTCATCATTTTGGCGGGACTTTCGTGCCGTCCAATTTTTTATGGACTTTGATCTCCTTGCAGACCTGCACCTCTTTACCCTTCTTGTCCTTCTGGGTGTTGCAGACCTTTTTCGTCTCCGCTGCGTGAATCTGGAACGCCAAGACCGCACTTAACAAAACCGTAAGAGCCATGCGTAGATAGATAAACATTAGTTGATCTCCGGATGAGGGGGTTGCACAGGGGCTGGTTTGCCGTTGTAGCCTGTAGCTACAGGCGGCGCTGAACTGATTGGGTCAATCGTTGGCTCCACACGCGCGACTGGCGTTTGCACGGGCGCAGCGGGCTTAGGCGCAGGCGGCGTAGGTGGCGGTATATCGGCGCGCTCTTTCTCCGTAGACAAACCCGGCGGGATGAACTGCTGAACTGCGTCCTTGCCCTTGACCGCGAGGAGGGTCGCGAGGCTCCCGAGGATGTACTTCGACATATCGCTCAATATGAGAAAAAACTGTTTATCCGCTGGGGCCATCCCCGTCATCGGTTGTGTTACAAAAACGACACTATAAAGTGACACGCCCACCATGATGATCACGGTGCAACAGAACGTGACCGCGATACAAAACTTAATTACCGCATCGTGTTGTTCCTGTGTTAGTGCAAGGAACTGGCTGATCAACTTTAGCGGGTTCATTTGTCTCTACCTTTGCATCTTCAGGTTTAACAAGTTGGTCTGGGCATGTGCCCGTGGACGAACAATATGGCCTTTTGCACTGCTTCTTTTCCCAGTTCTCTGGGTCCTGACACTCGTATCGATAGCGATCACACCCACTAAGCCAAGCGAGTATCAGAACCAAACATATTGAGTGCCACTTCATAGTGATGCTCCCTATCTGCCAATCCAATATAGCCACCGTTGATCGCCTTGGTCAAACCTTTGAAGTCATTGCCATCCACAAAGCGATTCAACTTATTCGTCTCCCAGAACCAACACGCACTCTGCGCTGCGCCCTCAAACGTCTCTAGGTACTCCGACGCCTGCTCAGGGGTCATGTCCAACGATGCACCAAACCAAAAATAATTATCCTTGCCCGTCAGCTGGAGGATGCCTCGTCCGCGAAATTTATGCCCCTCTTGGCTGTTCTCATTGCCGTTGCCCATGCGGTTGGCGTACACACGCGAGGCGATCTTCACGGGATTGCGTTCGTACTGCTTTGCCGTGGCCGTATCAGGGAAGTACTTCGGAAAGACGCGCATCAGACCCGATGCAGAGTAATTTAGGTTCTCGGTGACAAAGACAAAGCCGCCCGACTCATGGCCGCACTGAGCCAAGAACGCTGCAATACGCTTTGGCGTATTGATTTCGTATTCTTCAAGCAACGACTTGCCGCCCAGTTCTGTCTGCGGTCCAAACAATGTGTCGTACCATTGCTGGGCATACTTGGTATGCGGGGCGAACTTCTTAAATTGAGCAAGTGTGATCATTTCCCGTACATCCTCTCAATCTGTATCTCTTTGCGCAGTTCCCGCATCTTGCGAACTTCCGTCACCGCCGCTTGTGTTGCAAAGTACATGTCGTAGTACATAAAAGCTAATATTGGCATGATGATGAAGAACATCAGAAGAACAGCCATCACCACGACAATCAGTGACCAAGGTACGTTCTCTGCGTCAGACTTCTCGCTGTTAGCCACATTAGACCCACCGCCCATATAACTACGAACACCACTGCCGAAACCCACGCCGCCTTTGACTTGATTTCCGCTATTCTTTTTCTGCGTCGCCATGATGCTATCTGAGCCAGTCTAAGTTCCTCTGCGTGGGCTACCTCCTGCTCGGCGATGATCTTCTGCCGCATCTCATCAAACTTACCCCACAGCGCACCCAACTCCGGTGGGGCCTTGTACACCATGGTTTCTCTGACTTCAGCCCATATCGCATCCAGCCTTGTATTGATCAGTATCCGGCGTAACGCCCGTTTACCAATGCTGTCTTCTCCTTTGTATACCGTCTTGGCTTCCAACTGCTCCTTCAACAACAGCTTGGCGATCTCGTCATGGGTATCCATCAACGCGCCTAACTGAGTGCCGATGTCCGTAAATACGTCGTTCGGATCAGCCTTGGCTATCTCCTGCACCCGCTGCACTTCCGCGTTGTACTGCTGCTTCTGTATCGGCGTCGGGTCTACTATCTTGTTGTACTGCTCCTTCAAGTCCTTCAGTACGTCGCTTACATCCCCCGCCGCGCCCTTGATATCTTTGTAAAGTTTGCAACCGGCCTTTACTGCCGCAACAGCGGCGTTTGCAGCAGCGAGCAGGGTTAACGGGTCAATTTCCTACTCCTTACTGATCCTGCCACTGCGATGTCTGTGGCGTAAAGTTGCCGGTGTAGCGGGCGTAACCTCTGGTAATGCGGAAGTCGTCGATGTAACCGGGGAAAAACGCATTTATTGTGCTTGTTCCACCATATCTACCAGCACCAATAATCGCATCAGTATTTGATAGCGTTCTTGAAGTCGCACTCGTACCTTGGCTCACACCATTGATATATAAATTAAATGTGCCGGAAACCCTAGTAACAGCAACATGACACCAAGTGTTTACATAAGATGTTCCGCTGGAAGAAATTAGAATCGCACCGCTATAGATTCTGATAACGCTTGAAGAAAATGCGGTTAAAGTAAATCCGTTTGTTGTTGCGGTATTTCCATCTGTTCGGCTTTCAAATATGCCTACGTCTGACGGAGTGGAAGTTGCGTACACCCAACACTCTAGCGTGAAGTCCCCCGTACCAAGTTCCAAGTTTCTGTTGCTCGGAAGGTATAAATAATCCCCATTCCCATCAAAGAACATCGAGCTACCACCAAACCTGCTCACCGCCGTGCTGATCTGCGCGTTGCCTACTGTCTCCAGTACGTTATCGGCGGTGCTGTCTACGACACCTGCGTTGGTGAAGTTGAGGAGAAGCGACGTATTTGTGATTGCTGTGGGCGGTGCAGTAGGCACAGTATATGTTGAACCGCTTGCCAATGATTGAGTTACAACGCGCAACCCACTTATATATCCTTGAGCTGGTTCTGTTCCAGACGTTGCCAAATCTCCCACCCAACAAGTGGTGGCAGAAAAATTTGTCGAAACTGTAGGTGTTGCGCCAGTTTGTGAACCGTTTAGATATAACCTTAATGTGTTAGATGTTCTGGTAAAAGCTATATGGTTCCAAGCATTTTGTCTTAGCACACCTGAATTAATTTGTTCAGCAGATGAGCTATACCAAACAACTGACGCTGAGGCGTTTGTGCCGATGTTAAAACCGTTAGCACCCCTTGTAGTGCTAAACATAGTGTCAAAATTTTGGAAAGCCGTTGGATAATACCAAAGCTCAATAGTAAAGTCCCCCGCGCCTATAGTAGAGGAACCAATCGTCATTGATAAATAATCCCCCGTTCCATCAAAATACCCACTACCCCCTATCGTTTGCGGAGTGTATGCAACCGTAGGGAGGAACGGGCTGAAGGGTTGGACGGATGGTGTGCCTACCGTTGTAACAGTAAAACCAGAACCAGAATTAGCCGTTCCGTTATCGATAAAACGGTTTGATTGGCAGGTAAGTAAAGTTGTGCCAGAAACAGCAGTGAATGGTGCTGTTGGGACTGTTGCGGTTAAAGCGGAACCTACAATTCTAAAGTTTGATATGTACCCCGATATTAAAAACGAGGAGCTAAAAAAGCCACCAATAACGAGAGATGTCTGCGTATAGTTGGTGTTATCAGCCGAAATGACTACCGCTGAAACTCCGTCAACAAAAAGCGTGGTTGTAGTACCACTTCGAATAACAGTTAGGTAGTACCACTTGTTTAAAGTAATCGCACCTGTGTTACTAACGGCTTGACTATTCTTAGCGTACAACCCCCATCCTTCTGCCGCTGTACCAGAAAGAAAGACAGCAACACCCGTTACAGCACTTGGAAGTCCACCGACATGAAACACACCCGCACTTATTTTTTGTGGGTAGACCCAAGCAGAAATAGTGAAGTCGCCGCTCCCTAAAGCGGTTATCGTTCCAACACTAAGATAATCACTCGTCCCACCAAAATAATTACTCCACCCCGTCTGGCTAAACGGCGAGTACGATCCCTGCGTCGTGTTGCCGTTGCGGGTAATGCTGAAGTTGTTGCTCGACGAGTCTAGGAAGGTATTGTTCTGTGCGCCGTTCGTGCCGTTGCCATGCAGTAGTAGAGTTGTCAGGTTGAAGTACGGGTCGTACATGTTCCACTGCCGAGTAGCAGCGGCTTGCATCGCCTCATCAACTGTCCATACTCCCGGTGTTGATGCGCCCAAGGCTGGGTTGTACGGAACGTATGCCGTGAACGGGGTGAAGGTGGAGACTGCTGAGTTGCCATTGACCGTGATGGCGAAGTTGTTGCTGCTCTGATCGATGATTGCTGGCGAGTTACAGGTCAGTAGTTGAGTGTTGGTGATGTTAAATAGCTGGGTAGGCGGCGTGAACGCTGCGGTGTAAAGAGCGGTGCCTTTGATAATACGGACGTTCGATATGTAACCAGTTAAGTTTTGGCCCCCCGTATCGTTGGCTCCTATAACACATTTTGCCGTGGGGTAATTAGTTGAATCTGTTGTGCTGGTAGTTTGCACACCATTTAAAAATAAACGATTTGTACTACCAGATCGAGTCCATGCTACATGATTCCAAGCATTTACCGTAACAGTTCCGCCTTGTAGTAAGTTTGTTGCAAAATCTTTGGCAACAGTAAGTGTTGATCCTGACAGATAAAAACCAATACCAGCAGCAGCACTAACACGAGTATCTATAAATACCTGCGTTCCAGCCACAGTAGTGGGATAAATCCATGCCTCAACAGTTGCATCCCCAGTACCAAAACCAAATGCGGCATTGCTAGGCGTTTGTAGCCAATCCCCCGTCCCATCAAAAAAGACCGAGTACCCCGCCGGTGCAAGGTCAGTGATCACGCGCCCCGGAAATTTACTCATGATTTTGTACCTTTTTGCGTCGTGCAGCCATCATCATTTCCCTAAATTCTGGGTCTTGCCATCTCTTGCGAAGCGTTTCGCTATGCTTAATTTCACCCGCTATCCTACCCTCGGTTTTGACTTTTGGCTTATTAGCCAACGCAAGGCCTATCTTTTCCTTATGATCCTTGCTATGAACTCTGCCCTTCAACACCGCACTGAGTTTTTGCTTTGTAGCCTCTGCTAAAGGCCTGCCACGCAAAGTCGCTGCGATCTTGCTTTTGTGAGCATCACTCAAAGACCTGCCCTTTAAGGCATCGCTTATTTTTTTATTCCTTAAATCCATCACGCTTGATGGAACCAGTGGGCATCCCTGACCGCCTTTTGCAATGTTGTATCCACTTGGAATGGCTGTATTGAAAGACACTATGGCTCTTTTTTCCAAGGCCTCGCAATAGGAACGGCTACCGTTTGCCAATACCTGTAGTTGGAAACTTGACTTACCGTGTTTACGCATAGCACGAGCTATTGCCATTTTTCTTGCTTGATGCAAGCCGCCATGACAACTAAACCGCTGGGACGGGTTAGACGAAATGCCTATGTATGCTTTTTCGTTCACGGTGTTTGTTATCAAATATAAATAACAATTGTCGTCGCCCCTACTCATGTCCTGTCCTTACTGTCTTGGCAATGCCACGCTGGGCGGGATGAAGTTCTGTGTGTAACGGGCGATGCCTAACGTCAAGCGCATGTCATCCAAGTACCCGTTCAGGTTATATGACGATGCGTTGTAAACACCTATCTGATTTACCGTATACGTTGTCATAAGCGACGCTGCTACTGTGTAACCATTCCCAGATACGTTTGTGCCGTTTATATACACTTTAATATTTGTGCCAACCTTTACCACCGCGATGTGGTTCCAAGCATTGGCGGCAATCGTGCCAATCGTGTTTTGCTGCAAAGACCAAGAACTGCCGTTAGCAGACAGCCACAAATTCAATGCGCCACTCTGTACCTGTAGGTTTAATGCTGCATACCCAGAGGTATTCCCATTTAAGTAAATGATGGATTGTTGAGAAGAAACGGTGTTCATGTAAACCCAAGTCTCAAACGTCCAATCCGCACTCCCTAGCTCAATCGTCCGTTGCACGGGTAAGGATAGATAATCCCCCGTACCATCGAAGTACATCGACCCACTGCCGTACTTCACAACAGCCGTGCTGATCTGTGCGTTGCCCACGGTCTCCAAGTTGTTCTTCATCGTGCCGTCGTAAATACCGGCGTTGGTGAAGTTGGTCAAAAATGAAGTGTTAGCAACAGGCGTTGCAGGTGCAGTCGGTATAGTAATGGTTGTCTGTGTTGGGTCGTATGCAGCGGTTCCCTTTAGCAATCTTGCACCCGCAATATATCCACTAAAGTAATAGTTGTTTGTTGCTGGGTAATACCTACCAATTACCATGTCACTTGATGTGCCGTTATCGGAGTTGCTGGCAGAAAATGCTTTTCGTGCGCCGTTAACAAACAACGCTGCATTTGTCCCAGAGCGAACACCCACGACATGAACCCACTGATTCAAAGGGACGTTGGCAGAGTCTCTTAAGCCAGTTCCAATGTTTAATATTGTAAAAAACAGTTGGCTGTTGTCGATAACCAATCCGAGTCCGGGGAAGTTTGGGCTTGCATCTGCTCTGCCTGAAATAATTCCTTGAAATGTTTGAGAAAGCGACGTTACATATATCCACGCTTCAATAGTCAAGCTACCTGTGCCAACGGTAAAAGCAGCGTTGCTGGAAAATGAAAGCCAATCCCCACTCCCATCAAAGTATCCCGACCCGCCAATGACACTCGGCGTCCACTGGAACTGTGGCGCGAAAGGCGAGAAGGCTTGGACGGAGGGAGTGCCGCCGCCGATGGTGATGGTGTTAGGCGTAACCAGTCCACCGTTATCTACAAAACGATTTGACTGACAAGTAAGCAGCGAAGTTTGGGTGCCCGTCGGTGGGGTCTGACCACCACTAGTTGCACCCAGCGGAATGTTCGGAACAACAATACTAGTGTTCGTCGGCGTGTATACAGACGCACCTTTGACTATCCTGACGTTAGAGATATACCCCGGAAAGTAATGATTGTATGTTGGGTATATCAATGCTCCGATTTTTACGCTGTGGGCCGTATCTACCGAGTAGGTGTAAGAAGCATTTGACGATACTCTCAAGCCATCGTAGAACATCGCAAAGTTATTGCCCGAACGGCACACAACTACATGATGCCATTCGTTTTTGGTAATTGGCGCTGTGTATACTTGGTTATAGGCAATTGTGTCACCTTGTCTTATGCTAAATGCGATAGCTGTTCCTGTGGTCGCGCTATTCCCGCCAATCCCTATAGCATAAGTATTTGCCAAAGTGCCGCTGTCTGGGAATGCCCCAAGTAACGTAGCCTCTCTGTTGGTCTCTCCGTTCTGCGCAGCATCTGCGGTGAGCATGAACCACATCTCAATACAGAACGCACCTGTACCAAAGTCAAAAGCAGCATTGTCAGCGATTCTTAAATAATCAGAGCTACCATTAAAGTAGTTACTCCACGCCCCCGGCTGTAAGCTAAACGGCGTGAAGCTACCCTGCGTGGTATTCCCGTTACGGGTGATGGCAAAGCTGTTGCTGCTGGAGTCTAGGAACGTGTTGTTCTGCGCACCGTTAGCCGCGTCGTCGGCTTGGAGCAGCAGCGTCGTGTTCTTGTATAGAGGGTCAGTCACCCACCGCTGCGTGGACTGTAGCTGTGCAGCACTCTGTAACGACCATACGCCTTGGTACTGTACAGTCATGACTTACCCCAAAGAAGAAATGTCGCTGGTTGTGAGCGCGGAGATGTCGGCAGAGGTCAGTGCCTGTACGTCGGAACTAGTCAAAGCCTGCACATCAATGGATGTCAGCGCCTGTACCTCCAGACTGGCTAATGCCTGCACGTCAGTGGAAGTCAACGCTTGAATGTCGTCAGAGGTCAAAGCCTGAACTGAAGCGGATTCCAGAGCGGCGACCGACTCGGTCTGCTGCGGAACCTCGATCACTTCAATAACG